TCCGGAAGAACGTCGGGCAGGGCGTCGTCTCGATCGAGCGGCTCAACGACAAGGCCACCACCTTCAGCGGCACGCTGCGCGACGTCGCGATCACTGCCGGCCTGGCCAGCATGGCGATCGGCTCCCTCCACAGCGTCTCGGAGGGCTGGATCGGATCCATCGTCAAGATCAACGCCGAAATGGAGCGCCTGAAGTTCCTGCTCGCCGGCATGTCCAAGGCCGCCGATCCGATGAAGGAAGCGGCTCAGCAGGTCATGTATCTGCGCGACTTCGCCAAGGATGCTCCGTTCTCGCTCAAAGCCCTCGCCGACAGCTTCGTCAAGCTGAAGTCGACCGGCATCGACCCGATGAGCGGCGCGCTCAAGGGCCTGGTCGACGGCATCGCGGCCTTCGGCGGCAATGACGAGGTGCTGCACCGCGCCTCGATCGCGATCCAGCAGATGGCCGGTAAGGGCGTCATCCAGATGGAAGAGTTGCGGCAGCAGCTCGGCGAAGCGATGCCGCGCGCGGTCGAACTCATGGCGCGTTCCATGGGCATCTCCACGGCCGAGCTGATCCAGACCGTGTCCAAGGGCACGCTCGAGGCCAAGTCGTCGCTGGCTGCCTTTACGATGGAGCTCGACCGCACCTTCGGCGGCGCGGCGGCCAACCAGATGAACACCTTCAACGGCCTGGTCGCCCGCACCACGACGTTGTTTCAGAACCTGGCCCTCCAGGCCGGCGAGGCCGGCTTCTTCGAGACGATCAAGGAGAAGCTCCGCCAGTTCAACGAGGCGCTCTCTAGTCAGAAGTTCGAGCAGTTCGCGAGTTCGATGGGACGTTTCGGCGCCTCCCTGGTCAATATGGCTGCGACCGGCATCTCCACGATGATCCAGTTCAAGGACGAGATCCTGAATGTGGGTCTCGCGCTCGGCACGGCCTTCGGCGCCTCGAAGATCGCCCAGATCATCCAGGGCTTCGGCGCGATGACTATGCAGATGCGTTCCGGCATCTCGCTCGTCGCCCAGCAGTGGTCGCTGATGGCCGCGGCCACGTCCAAGGCCTTCGCGGGTCTCGGCACCGCATTTGCGTTCGGCGCACAGGCGGGCACGCTGACGAACATGGCGGGCATCTGGGCGACGCTGACCCAGTCGATCACCGGCACCGGCGTCGCGATCCGCGGCTTGCTGCCGGTCCTCGGCGCTGCCTTTGCCTTTATCGCTGAATTCGCCCTGCCGCTGACCGCCATGGGTGCGGCGCTCTATTTCGTCTACGAGGCCTTCACCAAGGAGTCGCGCGCGGCCGAAGAGGCCTATGACAGCCTGGTCAAGTTCGGCGCGCAGACGCAGGAGCAGCTCCAGCTCGCCGACAAGCACGTCTCGAGGCTTCAGGCCCAGGCTGAAGCCATGAAGGCGCTCGCCAAGGCACAAGCAGAGGGGCAGTTCGGGGCCGGCTCGGAGGGTATCGGCCGCGTCACTGAAAAGGACGCAGGCGATACGCAGACCGCCGCCAACTCCGCGCGCCAGAAGCTGGCCGATGAAGAGGCCAAGTTCGAGAAGTCCCGCGGCGATCGCTTCGCTCAGGAGCAGGACCGTGTGCTTCAGGAACAGCTCTCGCGTCGCAAGGCGGGCTACGACAGGGAGGCAATTGCGGCCGCTCAGGCGCACGATCAGGAAATGGCGGCGCTGAAGACGGCCAACAAGGACACGTCGGCCGAAAAGCAGCGCTACATGGACGAGACCCGCGATCGGCAGCTCGCTCAATACAAGCTCGAGCTCCAGGACGCCGAGGATCACCTGCGCGCGATCCAGGTCAACGCCTCGCTCGGCGACAAGGATGCGATGGCGGGCCTCGAAAAAGCGAGCCAGCAGATCACCTCGTTGATGGCTGATCGCCAGAAGAAGATCACCGAGCTCCAGGACATGCCGAAGGGTCCGCAGGAGATCCAGAAGGACGCCGACATCAAGAAGCTGATGGACAAGGCGATGTCGAAGCTCGACAGCGCCAAGGCGGACATTGCTTCTCAGAGGGCTGAGATCCAGGGCCTGTCCGGCGAATACGCGCGCCTGGCCTACATGATCGAGGAGGCCGACGCCAAGGCTAACGGCATGTTCCGGCTCAACAATCCGGGCCTTCAGAACATCATCAATCAGTTGAAGGATACCCAGGCGGAAGCCGACAAGGTCACAGAAGCCCTCAATGGTCTGAAGGCCTTTGACGGCGACCTGGCTTCGGCCAACGCAGGCGTGCGCGAGGAGTATGCCAAGCAGCTCAACAACGGCAAGGGAAGCGTTTTCGACGCAATCGCCGGCAAGGGTGCGGCCGGCATGTATTCGGGCAAGAGCGCAATTGCGCGCATGCTCGGCGACGTTAAGGTTGCTGCCGAAGAGACCGGCAAGACCATGGGCGATTCCTTTGGCTCGATGATCACGGACAAGATCAACACCGTCACTCAGGCGCTTGGTCTCAATGCCGAGGCCTGGAAGGGCGTGCGCGACAACGCGGCCGGCGTGGTTCCGAAGGGCTCCGCTCCGGGAGCATACGGCGGCGATATGTCGGGCACCGGATCGGACTATGCCTCGCGGGTGATCAAGACCGAGAGCAACGGCAATCCGAACGCGAAGAACGACAGGTCGACCGCGGCCGGCCTCGGTGGCTTTACCGAAGGCACTTGGATGGACTTCATGAAGGAGCGCCATCCCGAGCTGAAGGATCTCGGCAAAACCGCTTTGCTTGGGCTGCGCGGTCAGACTGGTCTCGCGAATGAGGCCGTCGACTGGTATGGCGGCAAGAACGCCGCGACGCTCAAGAAGAACGGCTTCGAGGCGACCGACGCCAACACCTACCTGGCGCACTTCCTCGGCGCCGGCGGAGCCATGTCGGTTCTGCGAGTCTCCCCCTCCACCCCGCTCGATCAGATCAAGGGGCTCGACGCTGCGCGCGCGAGCAACCCCGAGGTGTTCAGTCGTGCCGTGACCGCGGGTGGCTTGCAGTCCTGGGCCAAGGTGCAGCAGGGCGGCGGCACCAGCGAGTTTGGCGACGGCTCAAGCTTTTCGCGCGTGCGCGGGATGGCGACAAATGACCAGGAGCGGGCCAAAATCGACGAGACGAAGGTGATCGAGGATCTCGCCAAGTCGATGAAGGGCGCGAATGACCTGGCGAAGGTTGCTCAGGACATGAAGGAGGCGGTTTCCGCGGCCAAGGAGAATGAGGACGGCTCGAGCAAGTATCGCAACGCGCTGACTAAGATGATTCGGGGCGGCAAGGCGTTCCCGGACAAGCTCGATCCGAGCTCGCCCGAATACGGCGATATGTTCAAGCTCGCGGATCAGACCGACGCACAACTGCGCGAGGCTGCGGAGAACAAAAAGCGCAACGAGCGGCTGAAGCAGATCCGCGAGGGTATGCCGGCCGACAGCGACGCGCTGGACGAAAAGAGCGCCGAGGCGCTGAAGCGCCTTCAGAGCGGCAACAAGTTCAAGCTGTCCGACGGCTATTACACCGCCGAGAAGAAGACCGCGAAGGACATTGGCGCCTTCATGGCCGACAGCGACGCGAACCCGCAGAACAAGGCGGCAAACGACCGGGATATCGCTCAGCTCCAGCAGCAGTTGGAGAAGAAGAAGAACCTCGAGGTCACGACCACGCTCGACACCGAGAGCCAGAAATACGAGGGCATCAAGCGTAGCCTGATGACGACCGACCAGGCGCGCGAGGACGCCTACCGGACCGAGCTGAAGCGTCTCGACGACCTGCTCGCCAAGGACACCTCGACCGGCGAGGAGCGCGCCGCCAAGGAAGAGGAGGTCCAGAGGCGCAAGGGTCTCCTGGCGCGGCAGCAGTTCGACCTGACGCCGATCGGCGGCATGCTCAAGCAGTGGCAGGACTACGGCCACAATCTCGAGACGGCCGCGACCGGCTGGATGAACGGCTTCAACGACAAGCTGGCCGACATGGCGATGAAGGGCCGTGTCAGCTTTCGCTCGCTCGCCCAGAGCATCGAAAAGGACATCATCACGCTGTCGCTCAAGGCGGCCGAGAGCAAGCTGTTCTCCAGCGTCCTGGGTCTCGGCGGCTTCTCCGGCGGAGGCGTGGCCGGCACCATGGACGTCGGCGGTCAGTCCTTTGTGGCCTTCCACCACACCGGCGGCGTCGCGGGCTCCTCGATGCCGAGCCGCCGCGTCAACATGAACATGTTCGCGGGCGCGCAGCGCTGGCACACCGGCACCGGCGGCATGACGCTGGCCGGCGACGAGATCCCGATCATTGCCAAGCGCGGCGAGCAGGTCGACTGGCCGCAGAACCTTGCCCGGCAGTATGGCGGCAAAGGCGGTGGCTTCTCCATGGGCGACATCAACGTCCAGGGCGCCAGCAACGGCACGCCGACGCAGAACCGCGATCTCGCCGAGCAGATCGCCGGCCAGGTCCGCGCCGCGGCCTCGCAGATGGTCGGGCAGGAGCTCCGGACCCAGATGCGGCCCGGCGGCACCATTCGCTCCATGTCAGGGAAGTAAGCCATGCCGTTCGACACCTTCACCCCTCCGGTTCAGCAGTCGCCGGGCACCAAGATGAACCCCGAGATCAAGACCCTCGAGGCGCCGTTCGGCGACGGCTACACGCAGGGGTCTCCGGACGGCGTCAACAACGTGCGCGAGGTCGCGACGTTGAATTGGGCCGTGCTGCTCGAGGACCAGGCCGACCAGATCTACGCCTTCTTCAAGGCTCACAAGGGCACGATCCCGTTTTACTACGCGCTGCGTGATGGCGTGACGCGCAAATGGACCTGCAAGCAGTTCGACAGGCTCTGGGATACCCCGAATACCGTAACGGCGACATTTCGCGAGTCCTTCATCGCTGACACCACTTGATTTGTAAGTCAGTTCTGACTTATATGATCGGCGATGACCGCACTCACGCAAGAAAGCCAAAAGCTCTCCCTGTCCGCTCCCATCGCGCTCTATCGGCTCGATGCGACGGCGGCTGGCGCTGCGATCTATTACTTCGTTCAGAATAGCGAGGACGGCGGGGCAGGGGTCCATTTCGGTGGCCAGCTCTACCGCGCGATCGACATCGCGCTCGACGGCTTCGAGGTGAACGCCGGCGGCGTGCTGCCGACCCCGAAGATGCAGATCGCAAATTCGGACCTGCTCATCCAGTCCCTGGTCAACACCTACGGCGACCTGGCCGGCTGCGAGCTGCGCCGCGTCCGCACCTTCCGCCGCTTTCTCGATGACCAGCCCGAGGCCGATCCGACGGCCTACATGGGTCCGGACGTCTTCCGGATCGAGCGCAAGAGCGACGAGAACCCGGTCTACATCGAATGGGAGCTCTCGGCCGCGATCGACCAGGAGGGTAAGCTGCTGCCCGGCCGGCAGTTCATCCGCGACGTCTGCACGCGCCGCTATCGCCGTTACGACCCCACCAACCCGGCCGCGGCGACCGACGGCTTCGTCTATCCGACGATCTTCCCGTGCCCCTACACGGCTACCCCTAGTTTCACGTCGATCGGCGATCCCACGACGCCGGCAAACGACAAATGCGGCCGCAAGCTCTCCGACTGCAAGAAGCGGTTCGGCGACAACAGCGCGCTGCCGATGGGTGCCTTTCCAGGCATCGGACGGGTGCCGACGTCATGATCGAAGCCTACGAGCAGACCGTCCTGGCGTTCCTGGGCGCGCAGGCAATCGCGGATGCGAAAGCGCACGCGCTCGAAGAGTTCCCGAAGGAGAGCTGCGGCTTCATTGCAGGCGGCGTCTATTTCGCTTGCGAGAACAAAAACGACGAGCCGACCAAGGAATTCGAGATCCAGGACGAGCGCTACGACCAGGCATTCGCTGCCGGCGCGGTGCAGGCGGTCATTCATTCCCACCCCTACGGCCCGCTCGTTCCCTCTGAGTTGGATATGGCCCAGCAGATCGAGACCGGCGTGCCGTGGGGCATCATCATGCTCAACGAGGCCGGCATCTACAAGATGGTCGCCTGGGGCGGCAATCTGCCGATCGCGCCTGTCATCGGCCGCCCGTTCATTCACGGGATCTTTGACTGCTACAGCCTCGTCCGCGACGTCTTCCGGCTCGGCAAGGATGGCATGGCCGCGCAGGGCATCTCCTGGCCGCATGATCCGGTCGAGCTGCCCGAAGTCGCGCGCGCGGACAATTGGTGGAAGGGCGAGGACGACCTTTATGTCGCCCACCTGGCGCCCGTCGGCTTCAAGCAGATCAGCCGATCCGAGGCGTGCGAGGGCGACGGCTTCCTCTGTGCGCTCGGCGATCGACGCACCAACCCGAACAAGCGGCTCAACCACGCGGCCCTGATCGTCGAGCGCGACCAGGTGCTCCACCACTTCACCGACCACCTCTCCGCGCGCAAGCCGGCCGGCATGTGGGCGCGCGCCGCAGAGATGTGGGTTCGCTACGAGGGCCCCTCCAAATGATGCGGACCATTCACCTGCACGGCAAGCTCGGCAAAGAGTTTGGCCAGTCCCATCGCTTCGAGGTTGCGACGGCCGCTGAAGCGATGCGCGCGCTCAACTGCGCATTCCCCAAGCGCTTCGTAGAAACGATTGGGCGGGGCTACTACAAGATCGTGCGGGGCGACAAACGCTCGGGCATGCATCTCGATCTCGACCTGATCAACCAGTTCAACCTGGGCGGCGCCGACCTGCACATCATTCCGGTCGCCAAGGGTGCCGCGATGAGCCAGTCCGCCAAGGGCACGACCAAGATCGTGCTCGGTGCGGCGCTGATCGGCGGCGCTATCTTCTTTTCGGGCGGCATGCTTGCAACCCCGCTTCTGAGCGGCACCGGCGTCGCCGCTGGGCTGTTTGGCGGTCTCACCTACGGAAACGTCGCGCTGCTCGGCGTCGGCCTCATGCTCGCCGGCGCCTCGACGCTGATGTCGAAGCCCGCCGTCAACACCGCCTCCAATTCCGTCAGCGTCAACGGCGGCAACATCGGCAATTCCGGTCAGCAGGGCAACGCCGTCACGCTGATCTACGGCGAATGCATGGTCGGCTCAACGCCGATCGAAGCCTGGTCGGACGTCGAGGATATCGACGTCTACGCCGACAGCGCCGGCTCGATCGAGACCGCCTTCGGCCACAACCCCGCATACTGGAACGGCAGTTCATGAACGCGATCGTAAACCCCAACGATCTGTTGCGGCATGTCGTTCGCGGTGCAGGCGGCGGAGGCGGCGGCAAGAGTGGTGGATCCGCTACGACCGAGGACGATACCCTGCGTTCGTCCACCAAGGTCTATATCGTCGAGGCGCTTGGCGAGGGTCCGATCGTGGGTCTCGTCAATGGCGCGAACTCGATCTATTTCGACGACACGCCGCTTGAGAACGCCGACGGCGCCAAGAACTTCGTCGGCGTCACCTGGGACCAGCGCCCCGGCCTGCCTGATCAGACGCCGATCACCGACAGCGGTCCTGCGCAGACCCCGACCCCGTTCGCGGTCGAGACCCAGGTCAAGAAGTCAGTCCCGGCTATCCGCACGATCGACGACCCGAACGCCGCCACTGTGCAGGTGATCATTCGGCTGCCTGCGCTCGTCAAGGCCGACCAGAACACCGGCGACGTCACCGGCACGTCCGTCAACTACCGGATCGACCGCCGCGCCGCCGGCGGCAATTGGGAGACGATGGCCGACGTCGTGGTCAATGGCAAGGTCTCCTCGCCCTACAATAAGGCCCACGTCATCCCTGCGCCCGCGAATCGGGAATCGCCCTGGGATATCCGCGTCTCGCGCCTGACCGACGACCCCGATCCGGTCGAGGCCACGCTGCTCCAGAACCAGACCTGGTGGCAGAGCTATTCGACCATCATCTCGAGCAAGTTCTCCTACAACGACACCGCGCTCGTCGCGCTGGCTGTCGACGCCTTCCTGTTCGGCTCCAATGTCGGCACTCGCGGCTATCACGTCCGCGGTCTGATCATCGACGTCCCGTCGAACTACAATCCGCTCACCAAGACCTACAGCGGCGTCTGGGATGGCACGTTCAAAGCCGCCTGGACCTCGAACCCGGCCTGGATCTTCTATGACCTCATCACCAACAATCGCTACGGGCTCGGCGAATTCGTCAACGCTGCCCTGATCGACAAGTGGTCGCTCTACCAGATCGGCCAATATTGCGACCAGCTCGTGCCGTCCGGCTTCAAGGACGCCAACGGCAACGACATCATGGAGCCGCGGTTCGCCTTCAACGGCGTCATCAAGAACCGCGAGGAAGCCTACACCGTTCTCCAGAACATCACCGCGGCCTTCCGCGGCATGGCCTACTGGTCGCTGGGGCAGGTGTTCTGCGCCGCCGATATTCCGTCCGACCCGGTCGCCGCCTTCACGCCGGCCAACGTCATCGACGGGCACTTTAAGTATTCCGGCACTGCCATGAAGGCGCGGCACTCGGTTGCCGTCGTCTCCTGGCAGGACCCGAACAACTACTTCCGCGACACGCCCGAGGTCATCCAGGACGACGACATGATCGAGCGGTTTGGCTGGCGCCAGACCGACGTGTCGCTCATGGGCTGCACCTCGCGCGGCCAGGCGCACCGCTTCGGCAAGTGGATCCTCGACACCGAGCGCAACCAGACCGAAACAGTCCAGTTCGCGATCTCCTGGGACGGCTATGTCCTCAAGGAGAACCAGCAGGTTAAGCCGGGCGACATCGTGCTGGTGTCGGACCCGCGCAAGAACGGCAACTACCGCGCCGGCGGGCGGCTGCTCGCGGTCGGCGACGCCAGTCATGTGACGCTCGACTTCCCGTTCGAGCCCCAGGCCGGTCAGACCTACACCTTGAGCTCGATGCTGCCGGATGGCTCGTTCGAGACCAAGACCATCGCGAGCTTCGGCGATGACAACGCCACGATCACGCTCGCAAGCGCATTCTCTGCGCCGCCGGTGCTCAACGCCGACTGGATCATCCAGTCCGCGAACATGGTTGCGCGCCAGTATCGCGTCATGGCGGTGCAGGAAGATGCCGCGAACATCTTCAAGATCACCGCTCTGATCCACGATCCGAACAAATACGCTCGCGTCGAGCAGAACCTGGCGCTGGACAAGATCCCGTATGTGCGCCCGCGCAACGTCATTACGGCGGTCACAAACCTGCAAGCCACCGAGGCGCACTACTTCCAGAATGGCGTCTCGCATTCACGCGTGACCCTGTCCTGGACCGGACCGAACGACTTCCAGGTCGCCGACTACCTGATCACGGCGGACAGCCCGCACGGCTTCGTCAACTTCAACTCGGTCACTCAGCCCTCGCTCGACATCACCGACGCCACGTCCGGCGACTGGACCTTCCATGTCGTGACACGCTCGCTCACCGGCGCCACCTCGACGCCCGTCAGCCTGCAATTCACCGTGGAAGGCTGGGAGGCCGTGGATGGGCCGCTGCCATCCGCCCTGGTGTCGACCGACGGCGCCGGCGTGTTCAATGGCCGCGCCCCGACGGTGACCTGGACCAACACCTTCCCGCCGGGCGCCGTGGTCTACCAGGTCAAAAACGTCGTCAGGGTCTACGACGGCGCATCCGATCTTCTGCTGCGCACCGAGACCGTGCAGTCGACCACCTACACCTATTCCTACGAGGCCAACGTCAATGACGGCGGGCCGCGGCGCCACTTGCGCATCGACGTCACCGCGCTTTCGGTCACGGGCACGGAGTCCGCGCCCGCCTCCATCGTCATCGCGAATCCGCCGCCGGCAGCGCCAACGATCCAGGTGAAGTCGGGCGTGGGCTCGCTCGAGGTTGCCTGGTCGGCGAACGATCCCGATTATGCCGGCGCGCTGGTCTGGGCTTCGACGTCGGCCGGCTTCGTGCCGACACTCGACAATTTCCTTTATGACGGCCCGGACACCAAGGCCAACCTCGTCATCGGCGCCGGCAACTATTACGTCTGGGTCGCCAATTATGACGCCTTTGGCAAGATCGGCCTCAACGTCGGCGGCCCTCAGACCGTCGCCATCAATGACCTGAATTCGACCCTCGCGGGCGTGCTTCCGGATCTTCTCTCGGCCGCAGGGCAGGTGACCGTCAAGGATGTCGAGGACATCGGCGACCAGCTCGCCGGCATCGTGAACCAGATCATCCAGGATCGCGACTGGAACGATCAGCTCCACGCGCGGCACGAACAGTCTCTGTCGGTCAAGTCCGACGGCTTGAGCTCCATGATCATCGAGGAGCAGACGGCTCGGATCGAGGCGAATTTCGCCGAGGCGACCGCACGCCAGGTGCTCGAGGCCAACATCAACGACAACGTGATCGCCCAGATCGCGAACGAATCGCTGGCACGCGCCACCGCCGACGAAGCGCTTGCGACGCAGGTCACAGCGCTCACCGCGCAAGTCAATGACGACATCGCAGCAGCGCTGCAAACCGAACAAACAGCGCGCGCAGACGCTGACAGCGCGCTCGCGCAGTCGATCAGCACCGTCTCGACGACTGTCTCGGGGCACACCGCTTCGCTCTCGACGATCCAGAGCAGCGTCGATGGCGTGAAGCTGGAATACGGCGTGATCGGAACTATCGACGACGCCACTGGCGGCTTCCTGATGACGGGTATCAAGCAGCTCGATGGCTCCGTCAGCTTCACCATGAAGATGTCGGGCGACCTGATCGTCCAGAACTCGATCTCGACCGACAAGCTCTCCGTCAACTTCCTGAGTGCCTACACGGGCACCTTCGGCACACTGACGGCCGGCATTCTCAAGAGCACCGACAACAAGGTGGTGCTCGATCTGACCGCCAAAACCTTCATTATTTCGGACTAATGACCAAGCGAATCTTCATCAGCCCCAACCGCGTGACGGTGTCGAAGCCTGGCTTCGACGCCGAGAATCCGCCTGCGGTGGACTATCGCTACCTGGCGCTAGACTCGCGCCTGGCGAGCGGACGTCCGCTGGAGATCGGCGTTGTTCCGAATGTCTTTTACGGTCTAACCGTCAACTTCACGACGACCTACGCCGGCGTGCCGGCAGTCGACCTCGTGATCTTCTCCAGCACTTCGTCGATCAATGCCTATAATTATATCAACGGCATCGTAATGCGCGACGCGAACAGCTCCGTCGCCTACAACCGCACCACCTATTATCTGGGCATCTCTACGAGCCAGTTCGCGGTGGTGGATGACGGCACCTATGTTCGTTCGGCGCTTCTCACCAGCGGCTATCCCGGCTTCTATATTGCTTGGCAGAACTGGTAATGACGCAGCGCTTTCTCGCAGGCCTTCACCCTGGCTTTGGCACCTACGGCGTCTGGCTGTCCAAAGCCGGCATCGATGTCGCCCAGGTCGGCCCCGCGGCCAACTTCATTCTTCGACCGGACGTCAAGTATGAGCAGATCGTGCTATCGGGACAGGTCGCGATCGGGACTGGTCAAACTGTCACCGTCGCCCTGCCGGCGGATCTCGTGAAGCACCCCTACGTCTGGGTCCGAGGAAACATCAGCGGCGCGATCGAGCTGCCACACTCTCTCGACGCCGCCGGCGGCACCGGGTCTAACCCCGCCGAGGTGAACTTCACCGCCTCTATTTGGCGTGACAAGCTCCAATTCTTCAATCCGAACGGGCAATACACGCTCTACGGAACCTACATGGTGTTCAACAGGAGTGTCGGCGCGTGACGCAGCGCGTTCTCATTCAGGGCGGGCAGGCGAGCGCGATGCGGGTCAGCATGCCCGGTATCGACGTGACGACCGCTGACGTCGATCAGACGGTGTTCGATTCTCGCTGGTCAGGCCTTATTCCTTACCGCACTGGGCAGCTCACCAGCGTCTCGCAATCCACATCGACATTCTCGTTTGGCGAGACGCTCGATCAGCCGCCAATGTGCGTCTGTCATTTCGTGACCCTTGCGAATGGTTCGCCCACCTCGACCTTTCGAAACACGCCAACGATCTTCCGCGGCAACGACGTCAACAACTGGTGGTATGTCGTTGTGTCGACCTCCTATGTCCAGTTCAATTCTCTCTTTGGCAACCAGGCTTCGTTGCTCACTTTCACCCTCTTCAAGCGCGTTGGAGGCTAATTCGTGCTCGTGATCTATGACAATACCGGTTTCGTCAATCAGGCCATTCTTCAGGCGGACTGCGAACTGGAGATGCTTTCGCAGCGCTACGACGAGATGGGCGTGCCCAACTTGCTCTACGAGGGCGAGGGCGACATCTTCAACCTCTATGTCGATGTGACAACCACGCCTCATCGCGCTTTGCAGAAGCCGCCGATCGCAATCGCCGGCGAGAACCGCCCCGTAAAGGCTGATGGCATCGATACGCTCGAATTTCAGCTCGAGCCGATGAACGCCAACGTCATGGTCACCTTTCATGGACAGGTCGTTCACCAGGAAGATCTTACCGACGGCAAAATCGAGTTCGCCGTCGACCAGCCTGGAACCTACGAACTCCGGATAGAAGCCGCGTTTCCCTACGCTGCCGCCGTCGTCACCATTGAGGCCGTCGAATGAAGATCCAGATCAACCCCATGCCGCAGCTCATCCTGCGCGCCGAGCGCCGCATCAATTTCTACAAGGTCGCCCAGCTCCAAGACTTCGCCCACGACCGCAAGCGCCAGCTCGCCCAGACCGTCCTCGCTGGCGAGGCGCCGACGGACGAGTTTGTGCGCGCGGCCGAGATCGAGGGTATCGATGTCGAAACCCTTGCGGGCGTCATCGTTTCCAAGCCTGACGTGATGATGGAGGCGGAAAATGCGCGCCGAGAGCTGATCGTCCGGGTGAGGGCGGCGACGACCCCTGCCGAGCTCGAGCAGATCCTCACCGAAGCCAACGTGGGCAAGCACCCGGCGGATGGGCACGCCCAATTGCTGGCCTAGAAGATCAGTCAGTATTGACTTATACTAGGAACTACGTCAGATAGGATCCCATGTCCACGCTCACGCTCTACACCACTGGCACGATCACCTTCACCAACGCATCCGCGGCAATCACGGGCGTCGGAACGAGCTTTATTGGGCTTCAGCAGGGCGATCCAGTCCTCGCCCCCGACGGAGCGTGGTATGAGCTCGCCTCGGCTCCTAGCGACAACCTGTCCGCGACCCTCGACCGCGTTTACTCGGGAGCCACGGCGACGAACTCGCCCGGCGGAAACTGGGTGATCCTGCGCTCGAGCATCAACCGTGACTCGGTCCGCACAGCCACCAAGCAACTCACGGACATCAGCTCGGTCTGGCGCCAGGTCATGAGCCTGACCCAGTCCGACCAGACCACCAAGCTCTCCAAGGCGCTCTCGGCTGATCGCGCGGGTATGGTGCTTCAAAAAGCCCTGGTCGATATGTTCCAGGTCGGCACCTTCCAGGATGACGATTTCTCGATCCGCTACCTCCTGGCCTCAACCTGGACCAAGGCCCTCGGCGTCAACCCGACGACCGGCGCCACCTCATTCTATTCCCAGATCCTGCTCGGCGGCGTGCTGTCGCCGACAATGCTGACCGCGACGACCAACGACTACGCGCCTGCGAACCTCGCCCAGGCCAATATTCTGCGCGTCTCGACCAATGCAGCCCGCGTCCTGACCGGCCTCACCACGGGCGCTCCGGGCCGCGTTCTGGCGCTGATGAACGTCGGCACCAACGAGCTCGATCTCGAAGACGAGGGCGGCTCCTCTGCTGCGGCCAATCGCTTTGCGCTCGCCGGCAACCTGGCGATCCCTGCCGGCGGCGCGGTGCTGCTGATCTACGACGGTGTCGCAAGCCGCTGGCGTGTTCTGGGAGGCTCCAGCTCGGGCGGCACGAGCGGCCAAAAGGGCTGGTCTCCGATCCTGGCTTACGTTTCTGACGGGGCGGGCGGCAAGGTCGCGCAGATCATCGACTGGACCGGCGGCGAGGGCACCAAGCCCGCCACGGGCGCCTATATCGGCGCCACGGGCCAGGTCGCGACCGCAGCCGAAGCGACCAGCGTCCTTGGTCCCAAGGGTGACCAGGTGCAGTTCCGCATGAGTGGCGCGGTGCTGCAATGGAGCTATGTTGGCACCATCAATTGGCAGGATCTCTACACGATCGACCTGATCGTGGGACCGCCGAGCGCCTTGCAGTGGGTCTTTTCGACCACGACGGCGGACGCGGACCCCGGCGCCGGCAAGATCCGCTTCAACAATGTCACCTTCGGCAGTGTCACCACGATCTTCATCGATGTCACCGAACATTTCGGCGTCGATGTCAGCGCCTATCTCGACACCTGGGACGACAGTAGCAACTCGGTCAAGGGAACGCTGACGCTAATCGACCCCGCGGCGCCTCAAATCGCGGTCTTCAACATCACGGGCATGACCGCTGCGACCGGCTACCGCAAACTGACGGTCACGCCGATCGTCGGCGGCGTCTTTGCGGACACCAGGCTGCTCTCGGTGCAGTTCGCTCGCGCGGGCGACAAGGGTCTTACGGCGACGGCAAACGTCGGCACCGTCTCGACGCTCGCCCCTGGCGCCGACGCCACCGTCGTCAATGCAGGCACGGCGAACGATGCCGTGTTCAACTTCGGCATTCCCCAGGGACCGCAAGGCATCCAGGGCATTCAGGGCCTGAAGGGCGATACCGGCGCGACCTACAAGGGCACCTCGACCACCTCTGTCCCGGTCGCCGCCGGCGCCGTGACCATGACGACGCAGGCGGGTCTGGCGTATCTGCCGGGCGCCCGCGTGCGCGCGAGCTCGACGGCAACGCCCTCGACTTACCTCGAAGGTATCATTTCGGTCTACAACGTCGCCACGGGCGCGCTGACGTTCACGGCTGACAAGGCTGTCGGCACCGGCACGCTTGCGAGCTGGAATATCAACCTAGCAGGTGATCCGGGCTCGGCCGACTTCGTCACCATTCGAAAGTTCACCTATGGCACGGTTGCCAATCAAACCGTGCTGTCCGGACCGGACCTGTTTGGCCGCACGCTGGCTTATACTCCCGGCTACATCACGGTCGTCGTCAACGGCTCGACGCTGACGCCCTTCGACTTCACGGCGACCGATGGCGCGAGCGTCGTTCTGGCGCGCGCCGCGAACGTTGGCGATAGCGTCTATATCGACTGCTCACTCGCCTACACCCCGGCCGATGCGCTCTCGATCTCGCAGAACGGCGCCGACATCGCCAACAAGCAAGCATTCATCGCCAACCTCGGTCTCAACAACCCAGTTCGACCGAACGATCTTCTTAACCTGATCTATCAGTCCAAGGCGCTCGCCGTGTCACGGCGAATCGCAGGCATGTGGGCTGACGGCTACAAGGCTACCGACGGCCTCGCGGCAGGATCGTCCTCCAATTACGCTGTGAACACCTCCTCTGGTCTCGTGGCGCCGACGACCGGAACTTACACCGTTCAATCCCCCTCGGCGGTGAATACGACGTTCACATACGCGACCGGCGCCGCACCAGCCAACCTCTACGACGGCTCGGATAGCACCAACGCGGCGGACCCTGGTGGCGGCAATGCCAGCATGGTGATTGCCTACGATTTGGGTTCTGCCAAATCCATTCGCCGCGTGCGTGCGATCACGGGCTCGTCGAACGGCTTTACGAACGCGTTTACCTGGAACATCCAATACAGCGACACCAGCCTCACCGCCGGGTGGACCACTTGTGGACAGATCACGACCGCCGCAGGTGTCTCTCAGGCGGCGCAAGTGGATATCGCGGTCGACCCGGGCTCACATCGGTATTGGCGCCTCGCTTATGCGTCCGGAACCACCGGAGGCAACGCCTGGATGGGCGAAGTCTCATTCTCGACCCCCGCACTCCCAGCAAATATGACGCTGGTGACAACCGCTCAAATTCTCGACCTAGCTACCTGGCCAACGATTGCCCGAGCGCTGATCGAGTTCGACAACTCAATCATCGCGGTTGCCGGGACGGACTACACCATCGAGCTCTCCTGTGACAGCGGAGCCCACTGGTTCAGCCCCAGCGCCTATACGACCGTCACCAATTTAAGCCAGGGCGGTCGAGCCGTCATCGATACCGGCGATGTCACCTGCACGGGCGGCACCCAGGTTCAGGCCCGCATCAAGACGCTAACCAATAAAGCGATGTCGATCTACGGGGTCGGCGTCGCCTTCCGTTGATGAGGATTAGACGATGACCAGAGCGCTTGAGCGCGGACTATCTCAATTTCGCAAGAACTACATCATCAACGGCGGCATGATGGTGTCGCAGGAGAATGGAACGACTGCGGCCGCAACGAACCTATACTATCCTGTTGATCAGTTCCGGACGATCATCTCCGGCACCTCTGGCGCGGTCAGCGTTGCGCAGGTCGCCAAGGTTACGCCGAGCGGCTCGCCGAACCGTATTCGCGTGACGGTCACGACCGCGGATGCCGCTGTTGCTTCAACCGACCTTGTCGCGCTGCTTACAAAGATCGAGGGCACAAGGGTTGCCGATTTGCTGCTCGGCAGCACGTCGGCGAAGACTGTAACCCTTAACTCTGGCGTCAACCTACCAGCCGGGACCTATTGCGTCACATTCCAGAACGACGCAGCCACGCGCAGCTATGTCGCCGAATACACCATCAGCGCGGGGCAAGCGAACACGGACGTTATTGTGCCGATCACGATCCCGCTCGACCAGTCTGGCGCGTGGATCAAGGACGCCACCGGCTCGGGTCTCACTGTCATATGGGCCCTGATGGTCGGGTCGTCGTTCCAGAAGACCGCTGGTGCCTGGGGGACCGATGCGAGCGGCATCTATGCCTCGTCTAACCAGTCAAACTTCTTGGGCACGAACGGCAACGTGTTCGAGCTGTTCGACGTCGGGCTCTACGAGGGATCGGTGGCTCCCGCCTTTCAAGTGCCGAACGTCGACGACGAAACTCGAAAGTGCCAGCGCTATTATTTCAAATATGCAACGGCGATTGTTTCTAGTTCGGGCAACACTTATGCGGCCTGGGTATTGCCGGTTAAAATGCGCGCTGCTCCTACTTGGAGTGGTGGTGGGGCGGGTTTTGCCACGACTGGCTTCACCGACGGACAGACAGGTTACAACACCCAAACCACCAATGCTGTCGTAAGCAATCTGGTAGCGAACGCGAGGATGTAAGAAACAATAAATGTCTGAATATCAACTCACCGCCTCTGATACCATCATCCGCCTGGCCGACAACGCCTTCATTCCAAACGATCCGGCGAACGTCGATTTCCAGGCGTATGCGGCCTGGCTCGCCGCCGGCAACGTGCCGGATCCCTATGTCGCGCCGGTGCCCCCGCTGCCTGAGCAAATCTCCGATCGCCAGTTCTTTCAGCAGCTCGCGCTGTCTGGCATCATTACGACAGCCGAGGCCCTTGCGGCGGTCAAGACCGGCGAGATCCCGGTCGCAATTCAGGTGATTGTGAACGCCATGCCCGCCGACCAGCAGTTCAACGCCCAGATGATCCTCTCGGGCGCGACCGTGTTCGAGCGCAATCATCCGATGACGATAGCGATCGGCGAGGCCTACGGCTGGACCAGCGAGCAGGTCGACGGCTTTTTCCGGACGGCCGCGGCCCTGTAACAGAAACTTCGTTCATTCGGAAGTTCCGTCTTCCAACTGGCGGTCGCTAGGACTATACTGTAAGTCATTCCTGACTTACTTGATGTAGAGGTTCAGCCGTGTTTCCCCGAGTTGTGGCCTTTTCCAAGCAAATCGGCGTTGTTCTCAGCGCGATCACCGCTGTTTGTGTCGCCTATGTCGCCGTTGGCTTGCCGGTGCCGGCCACCCAGGCCTCCGTGGAAACCCGCATTCTGCCGATCTCGGCGATCCTCGCGACCGTGCAGACGACCCAGAAGCAGATCCTGGTCGATCTCAGCGCCGTGCAGCGCAATCAGCTCCGCACCGAACGCTTCACCCTGGAGAAGCAGCTCGCCAATGCCTCCTCGGCCGACAGGATGGCTTTTCAGATTCGTATCGGCCAGATCGACGACGAGATCGCCAAGCTCACCAAGCGAGACGAAAGCCGGTAAAAATGCCCATCACCAAGACCACGGATCCGAAGACCTTCTCGGCGATCGTGGGCGACAATTGGAAGATCCGGCGTCGCTGGATGAAGTGGCTGTTCTTCTTCCTGGCCGCCAACATCGAGGCGATCATCTGCTGGACGATCTACGCCGGCGGTAACGCCCTGGGCGTGCAGCTCGCCATGACGCTGATCGGCGCGCTCATCAGCCTCATGGCCTTCTACATCTTCGGCGCCACCTGGGACGACAACTCCAAGCGCCGGCACGGCTTTCTCGCGCTGTCGGGCGAGGACTGCAACGAGTCGACGAGCGATACCTCCGGCGATGACGACCGCGACCCGCCGGATACGGGAGTGGGCAAATGATCGAGACCATCATCGCAAAGCTCGGCATGAGCGCGGCTCTCGGCACGTTCAAGGAAATCCCCTGGAAGTGGATTCTGGTGGCGTTGCTCGTGCTCGCCGTCGGCCTGGTGGGTCTGTTCGGCTACATGCACGTCGAGAACCTCAAGAGCGATCTCCTGGCCAAGACCGAGCAGGTAGCCAAGGAACAAGCCGCGCGCGAGGTCGCCGAGGCCACGACCGCGGCGATCAAGAAGGAACACGCCGACCAGGTCGAGCGTATTCAAGCCCTAGAAAAACAGCGAACCGACATTGCGATCGAGGTGACGAAGCTCCGGACGGATCTCGCCAACCTGGATCTCGAGCAGGATATGGAGAGTGACGATGAACAAAAAGCTGATGCTGCGATTGGTCGTCTTAATGCCGCTCATGCTCGCCTTAACGGGCTGCTTCGAGGCGCATCAGGGGCAGACGAAGATCGTGTCGGAAAAGCTGCCGGAGGCAAAGCCGGCCCGGCCGGCACCCCTGGCCCTCTCCAACGTGCGCTTCAAGCGCTGCGGAAAGATGGCGTGTCTGACGCCCGGTGAGGCGCAGCGCGAGGTCAACAACAAGGTCGAGGTCTACAACTGGATGCGCGGCATGAACGCGCTCGTCTGCTACTACGAGGTTCGGGACGGGGCGGAACGCTGCGTCTCCGGAGCCTCACTCTCGCAGTAAAGAATAATCTTCTAAGTAGTATACTATCTAATAGAGAGGGTGAGGACCCGGAAATAAGCTTGGAATTTCCGGTTCTTCCTGTCTATTATATAAGTCACTACTGACTGATACAGAGGTTAGATTGTGACTCTTCCGGCCGAGCTCAAGCGTTTCGTCAAAGCCTACAACGACACGAAGAAGTATCCGGCGCTCTCGGACCTCGCAGCTAGCCTGGGCATTTCCTACCAGACGATTCGAAACAAGGCAGCGACCTATCGCGCGCGAACCCGGCTCGACGATACCCTCCCCAAGCTGATCAACCGTGGCAACAATCAGTTTGTGAAGGTCATCAAGAAGGGGCCAGAACAGACGCCCGAGCAGCACGCCCATGCTCGCGCGCTGGATCTTGCCGATCAGATCACGGCCCTGACGACGAGCTCCAAATTCCCGCTGATCAATCCGGCCTGCATCCAGGTCGAGAGCTTCATGACCCGGAAATGGGACCGGGACGCCTTCGCCTATGTGCCGAAGGAGAGCACGCCCCGAACCTGGCTCAATGCGACGCCCCTGGTCGCCCCGATCGCCGACCCGCGCGGCCGCCGCTTCATCCTCACCGGCGCCCAGAACGACACCGAGGTTCACAAGGACTTCTGGATCAACCTCAAGGCCTACGCCAAGTCGATCGGCGCCGAGATCGCGGTCGGGCCTGGCACCTACGAGACCCAATGGTGGAGCGAGAACAACCCCACCGCACGCGCCTACGATCCGGTCCTGAAAGACCATCTCTGCTTCGGTCAGCTCGAGATCGGGCCCAGCTTTATGTTCTGCGGTCAGATGAACATCATCCCGACCGCGTCCAAGCCGATCGACGACCTGATCGCCAACTCGCGCGGCAAATGGGCCGTCTTTCCCCACTCGAAGCGCCAACTTCGGTCAGTCCCGTCGACGGATCCGGACGTGCAGGCCGTGCAGGTGATGTCGACCGGCCTGGTGACCAGGCCGAAGGTCATTCCCCGCAAGGCCGGCATCAAGAGCCTGTTTCATCATGTCCTCGGCGCCGTCGTCGTCGAGTTCGACCAGGACGGCGACGTGTTCTGCCGGCACATCTCGGCGAGCAAAGAGGGTGCCTTCTACGACCTCGACGCCTATGTGATTGACGGCAGGGTCATCCGGGGCAAGCACCGCGCCCGCGCCCTGACGACGCCGGACAGCCACCGCGCCAAGATGGGGCCGATCAATGCGCGCTCGATCTGGGGCTGGGATCCGCTCACCGGCAAGCCCTGCCGTCAGGTGCTCCCGGAATGGAAAGACCGCAAGAGCCTGGTCGACGTCCTCGATCCCGAGGAGATGACCTATCACGACTTCTTCGACAATGAGGATCGGAACCACCACCACGCCAAAGACCCGATGCACAATTACGAACAGGCATTCCGGGGCAAGGGTATCGTGGTCAACGAGGCTGACGAGGCCTTCGACTTCCTGATCCAGACCAAGCGCAAGGGAACCAAGTCCGTCGTTATTGAAGCCAATCATGACATCGCGCTGAACCGCTACGTTGTGGAAGGCCGCTTCCGGATGGACGGCATCAATGCGCGCCTGGGCAACCAGCTCGAAAGCGATCTGCTCGACCGACACGAGGTCATTGCCCGTTGCCGCGACACCTTCGCCAAGACGCCGAATTGGAGCCTGCTCGAGACCCTCGGGCGCCGAATGAAGGGCAGGGCGCTGGACGGCGTCTTCTGGGCCTACGACGGCAAATCCTACAAGATCGACGGCATCGAGCACGGGCATCATGGCTTCCGCGGCCCGAATGGCGTCAAGGGAACCGTCGCCAGCTTTGCTCGCATGGGCGTCAAGATGACGATCGGCGACAAGCATTCGCCGGCGATCGAGGATGGCGTCTATGTCGCCGGCGCCCTCGAGCTCAACCATGGCTACAACAAGGGGCCGAGCTCCTGGGCCGTGGCCTGCGTGGTTCAGTATCCGGACGGCAAGCGCGCAATTATTACGCTTCAGAATGGCAAATTTAGAGGCTAGAATGTCAGTCCGTTCTGACTTATACTTGCGCCGATCGACATATCGTATTTCAGGCGTCAGGCATGTTTCAGAATATTCCCTCAAGGCGAGCTATCTACGGTGCCTCTTCGGGCGGCCTTCAGCCTGTCGAAGATCAGGGCTATCGGTTCTGTAGCAATCGCCAACGCCCCTCTTACGTCTTTGTCGCAGCATCTGCCGGCTCCCGGTTCACGGTCGCCGAACAGGTCTTCTACACCGGCAAATACGCCGTTCAGGATTTGCGGGTCTGCTTTACAAACTTCGTGACGCCGCAAACCGGCACCGCACCATTCGAGGTTGTCGGCGACCCCGGCGGCATCATGCAGGGCATCCGCCTCAAGGTCGCGGGAACGCGCTACGCGCTGCCGATGAATGGCGGCGACAATTACACCTGGGACAGTAAGCCGTGGATTTGGACCGATCCAGGTGCCGCGCCCGAAATTCCGCCCTATACGCAGTTCTCGATCATCAACACGGATGACTTGGCGGTCGGGATTAGGCGTCCTTGCGGCTACAATCCTATCTCCGCCAAATTCGGGGACCGGGGCGGACAGGGCACGACGACCCAAGCGGGCTTTCTAACCACAGGAACGGTGCCGACGCCGACGTTCGGGCTGCTCTGCCGTGGTCCCTACGCCATCATCGGCAAGCTGGTTGGACTGGACACCAATATTTTCTTGGCGAATGGCGACAGTCTGATGGCCGGCGGCACCACCGACGCATCCAATCAGAACGGCGCTCGAGCCAACATTGGCTATTTTCCGATCGGAATGGACGACAGCACGGGTATCGGCAGCATTCCGTTCGGAATGTTCGCGGTCGGTTCGACCAATATGGACGCCATCTCGCCGGCAAACTACGCCCTGCGCGAGCGGATGTTGCGCGAGGTCGGATATCCGTTCGATGACCACGTCACGAACCACGTAAACAACAGCGTCACCGGGCAGGGGCCTGACATTCTGAACCAAAGGCGCATGAAGTCCTACAGCTACATGCGCCAGATGCGCCACGTCGGCAAACGGCCGCCGCGCATCATTCAGATCACGCCGAACCCGCTGGCGCAGGAAACCGACGCAACCAAGCAGTGGACCGACCCGGCCACGCAGAGTGTGACCGCGCCGAACGCATTGCCTGACGGTGAGCGATGGGTTGTCCGCGACATGATCCTGGCGAACAAGGGCAACGACGACCACGTCGACGTGACGCCCTATTGGGCTGACACGACCTTCCCCGACAGGTGGAAAGCGCCAGGCCGAATCTACACGGTCGTCAGTGACGTTTCGTCCGGCGTCGTTCTGAGGATCACGGGCTCGATCAGGCCGCGACAGGGCGACTTCATGATTGTCGGCGTGGGTGCATCTGGTTGGGTGCGAAAGACCATCGGCGCGGTTGCCGATGTGACGCCCGGAAGCGTCTGGGATGTCACGTCTGCGACTGGACAAACGGCGTATGCGCCGACCGTCGTCGCGGGAACCGCTGTTGCTATGGCGCTGACCTCGGACGGTATCCATGACGGATCTCCGGGCAACGAAGATGCTAGTGCGGCGATCATCGCTGCCAAGAACTCGGGCATTCTCAGTTAAACGAGCCGATCGATTTATCTAGCGCTGCCATTAGTTGGGGCTGGTTTATCAGTCCGTCCTGACTTATATTGGTGGCCATCATCCTGGAGGGTTCTATGTCTGGTCTTGTTGCCAACTATCCCATGAAGAGTGCCGTCGAGACGCACCTCGGCGAGGTTGGCGGCAATAGCGCCGTCGTCGTTGCGAGCTTCGCGCGCCCTGCCGATACCAACGCCTATGCCAGCGGCGATCTGGTCGCCAACAACGTGACGGCCGGCTCCGTCGCCCCTCTGGTGCTGTCTGCGGCCCGTGTCGCCGATCGCACCGGCGTCATTCGTCGCGGTCGGCTCACCAAGAGCAGCACAGGGACGGCCAACGCCATCTTCCGCGTCCATCTCTACAAGGACGTTCCCGTGCCGGCGGCCGGTGACAATGGCGCGTTCCAGACGGGCGGTGCGCTGACCTACATCGGCTCGATGGACTTCGACATGACCAGCGCAAACGCCCGCGCGTTCTCGGACGGCGTCAAGTGCATCGGCGTGCCGAACGTCGGCTCCGAGATCATCTTCGATCCGAAGACTGGCACCACGAACATCTACGCGCTGATCGAAGTTCGCAGCGCCTATGTGCCGGTGAGTGGCGAGACCTTCACCTTGGCTCTGGAAGTGTTCCGGGATTAATCATATCCCGGATCCTCCCGTCCCGACGTGCGATTACAAGTTCAGGCTGGCATTTTAGTCAGCCCTGACTTATACTCGTTGAAGATCTCAGGAGTTTCCCATGCCTTTCGTCGATGACGGTATTTCGAGCCCGCCGGGCAATGTTATTGGGCAGGCCGATGCCGGCATCCCGACGAGCGGACCGCGCTCTCCCGGTCCGAATACCGATCCCCTGCTGCCGCAACTGCTTGGCGGTCGCAAGGCGCAGCCGCAGCAGGTCTACAACGTCAAGGCCTTCGCCGGCGTCGGTGACGGCACCCCGCGCGATCTGAGCTCCGTCTTCGCGACGCTCGCCGCTGCACAAGCCACCTTTCCGCGCGCGCTCGCGCTGACCGAATCGCTCGACTGGCACGCGCACCAGTTCGCCATTGACGCTGCGACCGCCAATGGTGGCGTCGTCTATACGCCGGCCGGCAAATACATGATGTCGCCGTGTCAGGGTCCGCTCAAGTTTCCGCTGTCCCGCGACGAGCCTCTGACGCCTTACGGGCCGAACAATGCCCAGGTGAACTGGATGGGCGACGGTGATCTTGTGACCGTCCTTCAGTGGACCGCTGATATGGGCGCGACGCCCAACTCCGAATACGCTGTCATGTGCGGTCAGCAGGCAGGCGACCCCATCGGCTTGCAGGCGGACAGCCGTTACGGCACCACCAACGCCAATGTCAGCTCCGGCTGGTTTCGCGATCTCTCGCTGGTAGGCCCCGCCTACACGCTGCTCGGCGGCGTGCATCAGATCGGCGTTACCGGCTGCAACATGAGCGCCATCTGCTGGGCCTCGCATCGCGAGCTGGTCAACGTCAAGATCTCCTGGTTCTATGCCGGCCTCGATATCGTGGGCGATCACACGACGCTGAAGCACGTTCAGCTTAATCGCAACTACTACGGCATCTACATGAACCACAACTCGCCGTATCTCTATGGCGATTTGACCATCGACGACAAGTTCGTGACCGGAAACAACCGTTTCGCGTGCGTCGGCTTCGCCTACGGCGGCGCGATGGGAACCTGGCATGTCCGCGGCCGTCCGTTCTTCGGCACCTCGCCCTTCGTCTTCTTCAAGGAGGCGACGCCGGCCAACTGGGCGACCGGCATGCCGACGCCGGCACCGGGCTTCCTGTCCGGCATCCAGTTCGACAGCCTGTTCACCGAGAACGTCGGCAATGCCGTGTTCTGGGACGACAATATCCGCGCATACGGATCGACCAACACCTCGACCATCGACAAGTGCAGCTTCAAGCACCTGACGTTGCCTGGCTGGTCCGATTCTCTGCGCCTGCCTGGCTACGACCGCTGCTTCATGCTGGTCTGCAATCTCAACGGCACGGTCTTCGAGAACGTCACGAAATGGGAAGCGACGGGCTGCACCCGGCCGCTTTTCGACGTGGTCGGCACGATGTATGGCGAGAGCAAAATCACGGGCGATATCGAAGCCCTGATCGCGAGCGCCGCCGCCGCCGGCAACGCCGTGCTTTACGCGACCGTCGCAAACGGCGGCTCGGGTCATGCTGTGGGCGACGTTATCCCGATCTCCGGCGGCACGCCGTATTCGTCCAAGACGATCGCGACCGTCAAAGTGACGACCGTCACCGCGGGCGCCATCACCGGTATCGCTGTGCAGAGCAATGGCCTCTACTCGGTCTCACCTTCGGCTACCGCCGCACAGGGCGTGAGCTCGGGTGCGGGCACCGGCGCGACGTTCAACCTGACGATGGCGCCGCAGCAGGTCTTCCGGGCCTCGTCGGATTCGAACGTGAAGCGAATGGCCGTCGAGCACACGCACGGCGACGGTGCCGTAGGCTGCTGGAAGGGGCGCTTCTACAGCGTCTACAATGGCAACTCGGTCGTGGCCGGTCACGCTCTGACCGAGGTGTTCAACGGCGCGAAACCCGCCCGCGAGAGCGACGTCTCGCCCTTCCTGGGAATGTGCCGCATCACCGCGACCAGCCCGACCAGCGCGATCAACGTGACGACCATCGTGGCCGAGGAGGGTGAGGATCTTCCGTATTTCCCGACCGGCCCGTCGAACCTTCAGACGCTTCACAAGCTCACCGAGGTCGGCGGCAGTCTCACCAACGCCCAGAACATGGGCGACGGCCGAGTTGTCGCTTATCGGACCAACGCGCAGTTGTCGGTCGGCAAGGGCTATCGCGGCACGTCGGCGCCGCATCAGCGTCCGCGCACCACCGAGATTTTGGCTGCGACCACCTACACGCTTGTTGCCAACGATCGCGGCAAGCTCAAGCGGCTGAACAGCGCTTCGCTCCAGGCCGCCGGCGGCGGCCTTGGCTCGGGCGGCACCGGTCATGCGGTCAACGACATTCTGACCGCTGTGGGTGGCACGCTGGCAGCCGGCGGCACCGCGGCAACGTTCATGGTCAAGACGGTGTCTGCTGGCGTCGTGACCGAACTGGCAGTGGTCAACCCTGGCAGCTACACCACGCTGCCGGCCAACCCTTGCGCGACGACGACCTCGGGAGCTGGCACGGGTGCGACCATCTTCCTGGTGTCGGAAGCCGCTCCGATCGTCGTCACGCTTCCGTCGACCTTCATTGCCGGCTACGAAGTCGAGCTTTGGCAGGGCTATCTCGGCTCAGTGAGCTGGGTTGGCGCAGCCGGCGTGACGGTCACGACCGCGGCCGGCGTCACCTCGACCGACGGACCCAATACTTCGGTCCTGGCGACCGTCGTCAACTTCGGCGTTGCCGGCGTCACAATCGTCAATGGTGGCACCGGTCATGCGGTGAACGACATCGTGACGATCGGCGGCGGCACGATTGCCACGAACGGTGTTGCGGCAACTGGCAAGGTTACGAGTGTCAGCGGCGGCGTCATCACCGGTATCGTGCCCAACACCATGGGCAACTACTGGACCGGGCCGACCGGCACGGTGGCGCAGACCGCAACCACGGGCACGGGCACGGGCTTCACCTGCACCGTGACGCTCGGCAATGAGTGGTTCATCCGGCCGTCGGCTCCGCGCCGCCGCCTGGTGAACACCCAGACGGCTGCCTATACGCTGCAATTGGCCGACGACAACAACACGGTCTATATGAACGTGTCCGCTGCGGCCAAGATTTACGTTCGTCCGGATGCCCCGGCCGGGTTCAAGACGACCATCATCCAGGGCGGCGCCGGCCAGGTTACTCCGGCTCTCGTCAACGGCGGCTCGATCACCAGCTACACCGGCCTGACCAAGACGGCGGGCCAGTATGCCAAGATCGAGCTCGAAGTCATGAGCAATGCCGGCAACGCGCCGGTCGTTGTGATTTCGGGCCAGCTCGCCTAGTTCCGTCTTGTTTTGTAAGTCAGCGCTGACATAATATCAGCGCTGACGATTTACAGGAGGCCATGGTGACTACGATTGCGTTCAAGGATGGCATCATGGCCTCCGATTCCTGTGTCACCGGCTACGGTATGCAGGAAGCCTCGATCTGCAAGATCAGCCGCACCTCGGCCGGCGCGCTCGTGGGTTTCTCGGGCGACGCCGACACTCGTGCCATTCTAGCTCTCCTCGACAAGGTCAAGACCGACAAGCAGCTCCCCTCGAAGCAGGAGATCGCGGCGTGTCAGACCGATTGCGCTCTCATCATCGCCTTCAGCCCTGGCAACGCCTGGTTCGTCGAATGCGACGAGGGCGAGGGTGGCCGCTTCTCCGCGTCCGTCTGCCCGGCGAACCTCGGTTTCTCGGCCGTCGGCTCCGGCAGCAAGATCGCAATCGGCGCCATGTTGGCCGGCAAGTCCGCGCGCGAAGCCGTCGCGATCGCCTGCAAGGTCGACAGCTACTCCAAACTACCGGTTCACACGCTCTCGTTTGAACCAAAGAAGCCGAAGCCCCCAAGACCAAAGTGAGTTGAGACCATGTCGCGCGCCGCCGCCCGCCTCGATAGACGTTCCAAGAAATCAAAGGACCACGGCCCGCTACTGCAACTCGTCAAGGATGAAACCGTCAGGGCGCCCGTGCGCGCCAGCAAGCGGCCGATCGAGCCGCTGACTGAGCGCCAGAGGCTCTACGGCGCCGCCATCCGCGCCTCGCGCCTGACCTTCGGGATCGGCCCGGCCGGCACCGGCAAGACCTGGTATGCTGCCGCGCTCGCCGCCGAGGCACTGCTCGCGGGCGAGATCGAGCGGATCATCATCACCCGGCCGGCCGTCGAGGCTGCCGAGGAGAAGCTGGGCTTCCTGCCCGGCGAGCTCGACGAGAAGATCGAACCCTATTTCCGGCCCGTCCGGGACGCCCTGGAGGAACGGCTGGGCTCCGGCCAGCTCGAATACCTGATCAAGGCCAAGACCATTGAGGTGCGCCCGCTGGCCTTCCTGCGTGGCGCCACGTTAAAGAACGCATGGGTGCTCGCCGACGAGATGCAAAATGCGACGCCGGCCGGCATGAAGATGTTCCTGACCCGGATCGGCGAGAACAGCCGCTTCATCATCAACGGCGACCCCTCGCAGAAGGACATCGAGGGCCCGTCCGGCCTGGTCGACGCGGTGCGCCGGCTCGGCCACCTGCCGTTCGTCGGCCTGATCGAGTTTCGCACCAGCGACATCGTCCGCGATCCCGTCTGCCAGGCGATCGTCGAGGCATACGAAACGTCGAGCAACCCTGAAAGCGAGCGCTATAGACAGAGCAACGACGAGATCGATCAAGGCGGTCTCGCACGAACTCTGAGAGCGTAATGACCGAAGCAAAGTTTGGACTGGAGACCGGGAGGGATGAAGCCGCCCGGATCATGAACCGCTGGATCAAGAACGACTGGGTCACGGTCGAGACCGCGCTCTACCGCGGCAAATGGTTCGACTACCGCTTCATGAATCCCGTCCAGGCAACCTACCTCTACGCCCATGAATTCGTTAAGGCCTACAAGCAGGCCTTCTCCGTCAATATTGACACTGCGACCGCGCAGTTCGTGAAGCCGCTCGATGTCGAGCGGATGTTCGTCGAGCCCGAACAGAAGCAGGACGAGACGGAAAAGGCGTTCCGGAAACGGGTCGCTTCGCACAAGATGCGGACTACAGGGATCTGGCGCGGCCGCATGGTCGCCGATGCCATGGGCATGCCTTACGAGGTCTACCTCGAGCTCGCCTTCCACTGGACGCTGCGCTACTGGCAGCAGCGCCACCTGCCGCGCCCGCAGCAACTTTATTCCGATTTGGTCGTCGAGCGCGCAACTATCGCATGGGAAGAACGGCAGCAGGCGGAGTTTTATTACTCGGCGCTGCCGCAATACAAGAACGGCCTCTATCATGAGGCCTCGGCGATGATCGCCAACAACGATCGCCTCGAAGGCACGATCCTGCACGCCCAGAACCAGCACCACGAATGGATCCTGACCCAGTGCCAGGACCGGGTGAACGGTCACGAGCTGCTGGCCCAGATGGTCTTCCACGACGAGGTGCTGCCGCTCGAGAAGGTCAAGGCCCATCTCGACGATCACGGTTTCGAGCATTTCCTGTCGTTCGCCGGCAGCGAACCGATCATGCAGCGCTATAGCTGACACAACAACGAAAGAGAGACGATCATGGTTTCGACGACCTCACCCCTGCGCGCGCCCCGTTCAAATTTCAAGCGCGAGAGCGCCGGCGATCGTCGGCAGTTCAAACCGAAGCCCTGGAGCCACCAGGGCGATCTGACCGCGGCCAAGGGCAAGCGGGTGGAGATCTTCTTTAACCCGGATGATGCCCTCGCTGGCATTCTCCTCGAAGCGGATCAGTTCGCGCTCAAGCTCGAGGTGGTTAATTCTGACGGCACATATAAGTCAGTTCTGACTGTTTTCAAGCACAGCATTCGTTTCTTCCGGGTGGCTTAATGTCCGACGTCGAGGAGAAAGAACCGGAGACCGCGGCCGAGGAGGCCTCGACCTTCGAGTTCGACGAGAAGTTCCAGACCAAGATCGCGGCGCTCGCGCTCCGCGATCCGGTCTTCGTGCAGCGCACGGATGGGCTGATCGAGCCGACCTATTTCGAGAACGAGATCGACGCCGTCCTGGTCAAGGTCACTCAGGACCACTTCCGGCAATACAAGCAGGCACCGGATCCCGCAACTCTGGTTCGGGTCATCAAGCAGGCCAAGGACGACAAGAAGATCCCGAAGGATCTGTGGCCCGACATCAAGCCTCGCCTCGGGGTGCTGCTGGGCACATCGCTGTCCAACCGCGACTATGCGATCGACCAGGTCGCCGACTTCGCCAAGCACAAGGCGATGGAGGGCGCGATCATGTCCTCGGTCGCGCTCCTGGCGAAGGGCGACTACTCCAAGATCGAGCAACTTGTCCGCGCGGCCGTCAATGTCGGCGCCGTCCAGGGCAGCGGCGAATACGACTATTTCGCCGAGATCGTGGCCCGCACCAAGCACCGCAACGCGCTCGCAACCGGCCTGATCAAGCCCGACGGCATCACAACCGGCATGCCGGAGATGGACAAGCATCTCTACCACGGCGGCTGGGGTCGCAAAGAGCTCTCGGCGATCATGGGTCGGGCGAAGTTCGGCAAGTCGATGGCGCTGGGCGACTTCGGCAAGGGCGCCGTGATGGCCGGCTACAAGGTCTTCATCGCGACCTGCGAGGTCTCCTGCCGCATCTATGCCGACCGAATGGACGCCAACTTCTCCGACACCGCAATGGGCGCGCTCACCGGCTCGGCCTTTGCTGTCGAGAAGAAGATTCAGGACGCCGAAGCCCGCGCGATCGCCAAGGGCGGCATCCTCAAGATGGAGGAATACTCGACCGGGCGGCTCAAGCCGAGCCAGCTCCGCCGGCGCCTGGAGTGGTATCGCGACAAGGGCATCATCTTCGACCTGATCATCGTCGACTACGCCGACATCATGTGTCCGGAACGGCTGACCGGTGAGATCCGTGAGGATAGCCGCTCGATCTGGGTCGACCTGCGCGACGTCGCCTATGAGCAGAACGCGGCCATGCTGACGGCCACCCAGACCAACCGCGAGGGCGCCAAGGCCACCATCGCGAAGGGCACGGACGTCGCCGAGGACTACAACAAGACCCGCATCGCCGATCTGCTGATCTCAGGCAATGCGACCGATCCCGAAATCTCGGCCGGCGAGTGCCGGCTGCACTTCGCGGCCAGCCGTAACCAGAAGGAGGTCACGCTGCGGATCGCACAGAAGCGCGAGCAGATGAAGTTCCTCACCAAGGTTTTGGGGGTCATGTGATCCACACCCGCGTTGACAAGGACGAGCTGGTCGAGACCCTCGACCTGGAATACTGGATGGACCGCGAGAGCATCGCCCACAAGCTGGGTCGCGGCTCGAGCGGCATGCAGATCAACGTCAAGGATTGCCCGCGTTGTGGCGATTCGCGCTGGCGCGTCTATCTCAACGCCGAGTCGGGCATCGGCAATTGCTTCGTGTGCAACGAGGGCTTCAACAAGCTCAAGTTCATGCACCTCTACCTCGGCCACGATCCTGACGACCGCAAGTCCTGGCGCGCGACCTTCGAGCACGCCACCGAATGCATCAAGGAGCAGGGCTGGCGACCGAAGCAGATGACCCAGGTCGCCGTGGCCTATGAAAAGGCCGTGTTCCCCAATTCGTTCGAATTGCCGACCCCCGAGGGCTGCAATCTCAAATACCTCGAGGACCGCGGCATCACCGGCGAGCTCGCCAAGTTCTTCCACCTGCGGTTCTGCGAAAAGGGCTGGTGGAAATACACTCAGGAAGACGGCACGCCTGGCTACCAGAAGTTCGACGGGCGCGTCATCATCCCGGTTTATGACCTGGACGGCGAGTTCGTCACGTTCCAGGGCCGCGACATCACCGGGCTCGCGGGCGACAAGAAATACCTTTTCCCGAAAGGCCTGCCAGGAACGGGCCGATATCTCCTGAACGGGCAATCCGTGCAGCGGGCCAAGCGCGCGGTGATGGGCGAGGGCGGTTTCGACGTCTTCGCCATCAAGAAGGCCTTCGACGAGGAGGTGGCGCTCCGTGACGTGGCGCCGGTCGGCTCATTCGGCAAACACCTCGGCGAGGACCAGCTCGCGCGCTTCCGAACCCTCAAGAGCCAAGGGCTCGAGGAGGTGACGATCATGTGGGACGGCGAGCACAAGGCGCTCCTTGCGGCCTGCGAAGCGGCCAAGATGCTGCTGCGGGTCGGGCTCAAGGCCTACATCGCCCTGCTGCCGGCCGATCGCGATCCGAACGAGGTCACGGGCGACGTCTGCCGGCGCGCGTTCTGGGAGCGGGTTCCCTACAGCACGCTCCAACACATCAAATGGATGATGCAGAGCCCGTTCAAAGCTGCCTAATTAATCCAGTCAGTTTTGACTTATAAACCTGAGCGAACACGCTATATGTGTTCGTGAGCAGCGCAAGAGCGCAACAGAGAGATAAGAGGAACTCGTCATCATGTTTCCGATGACCGTCATCAAGAAGTCAGGTCGCGCCGACTCCAGGTCGGGCGGCAAAGACTTTCATCTGATCCTGATCACGACGGCTGACGGCCGCGCGCTCTACATCAACCGATGGGGCAAGAAGGCTCAGTGGGGCAACGGCTGGAAGTGCGATCACTATCCCAACGCCGATAATGCTCGTGACGCCTTCAACAAGAAATACCGCGAGAAGCTGGGCGGCGAATACACCAACCACTTTATCGACAACACGAAGGACGTGTTCGACGAGGCTCAGCTTCGCAAGGTGCTGGGTCACCAGCTCATCAACGCGATCGGCGGCCCGAAATGGGCCCAATTGATCCCAGGCGCCGACATCAACGGCATGAAGGACGGGCAGGAGGAAGTCGTCTGGGAGCAGCAGGCCGACGGCTCGCATCGCCCGAGGGAGCGCCAGCGCAGGCTCGTCGCCGAGGTGCCCGAACCGCCGGAGCCGATCGAAAACCGTGTCGCAACGAATCCAAACTGGGGGATCTGGGGATGATCAACAAGACGCTACAGCACGACAACCAGCTCGTCATCAACTGTCCGGTGTTCCCGACCAAGAGCCGGATCGCCGCGTGCTTCATTCTCCGCGACCTGGTCTGGCGCGGCGATGGGCCGGCCGACAAGCGGCAAGGGTGCCAGGCCGCGATGATCTGCGGCAAATGTCCGATCGACCGCCTGGTCAAGCGCATGGTCCGTAATGGCAGCGACGAATACCACTCGGCCGAGCCGAAGGAGCGCAGCTTTGATGCGGACCTGGTCGACGCGACCAGCCGCACCCTGATCACGGACAAGACGATGCAGCGCTTCGCGCTCACGTCCGCGGAGCAGAAATACCTGCTCCAGCACAATGAGAACGCCCGGAACTTCGTCGACCAGAAGACCTCGAAGCTGCGCAGCCTCAAACAGACGATGGAGCTCGAGGCCGTCGAGGCTCCGAAGATCGCCGCGCCGGCACCGACCGACGCAACCGAACTCGTGAAGGCCGCCCAGTCGGGCGACATGAGCGCAGCAGTCAACGCAGCAATGGAGGAGAGCAAGTGATTACGTCCCAGGCCATCTACAAGCGCGACACCGCCGGTAAGACGCGCTTCTGGCAATATGAGGTCGACGGCGACAAGTATCGTTCCGTCGCGGGGATCGTCGGTGGGTCCAAAGTGGCGACCGGCTGGACGACGTGTGAGCCGAAGAACGTCGGCCGCGCCAATGCGACGACTGCCGAGCAGCAGGCTCTGGCCGAAGCGATCGCGGAGGAGGGCAAGAAGCTCAAGCGCGAATATCGCCCCACGATCGCCGAGCTCGACAGCGTCCCGGTTGGCCCGATGCTCGCCGCCGACTACGCCAAGCTGAAGAAGCCGCTGACGTTCCCGGTGTTCTCGCAGCCGAAGCTCGATGGCATCCGGGCGATCATCAGCCGGCACGGCGCGTTCTCGCGCGAGCTCCAGCCGCACTACAATTGCGACCACGTCCTGGAGGCGCTGGCTCCGGTGTTCGCGAAGTATCCGGACATCAGCTTCGACGGCGAGTTCTACAATCACGACCTGAAGGACGACTTCAACAAGATCGTCTCGGTGGTCCGCAAGCAGAAGCCGACGGCCGATCAGAAGGCCGAGGCCGCGAAGCTGATCCAGTATCACGTCTACGATCTGCCGAGCGAGAAGCCGTTCAGCCAGCGCACCTTCCTTTTGGACGAGATCGGTTTGGAGTTCGAATTGCATAGCCATCCCGCGCTGCGCATCGTCCTCACGCATTCGGTGACGAGCCAGGACATGCTCGACGACCTGAATGGCAAATACACCCAGGACGGCTACGAGGGCCAGATGGTGCGCCTGGATGCGCCCTACGACTTCGACACCCGCTCCAAGAGCCTGCTCAAGCGCAAGGAGTTCATCACCGAGGAATTCCCGATCAAGCGGATCGAGGAGGGCAACGGGAACTGGGCCGGCTACGCCAAGCGCGTCGTCCTCGACGTCGAGGGTAACGAGGTTGGCGCCGGCATGCGCGGCACCCAGGACTTCGCCAAGAAGCTCCTCGAGCAGGCGGCGAACTACAAGTTCGCCACGATCCGCCATTTCGGCCGCACGCCTGACGGCTCTCTCCGCTTCCCGGTCGCGATCGACTTCCAGGGCGCCGAGGGCCGCGTCGACTGATGGACGACCGAAAAACCACCACTCTCGAGCTACTGGACGCGATCCAGAGCGCGCTTAACCAGATCCCGCGGCGCAAGCTGCGGGGTCTCCCCAACTTCAAGGATACCTACGAGCTCGCGGCCGAGGTCGATCGGCATGTCGGGCGCGCCCAGGAAAACAAGGAAGAAGGTGACGCATGAACGTGCCGATTTCAGCCCTCGACATTGCCGAGATCGTCTACGAATCGAGGCCCGGCGGCTTCTCTATCGGGGAGATCGAGAAAGCCATGACGGTCGTCAAGCTGATCGCCGCGGCCAAGTCGATCGCCATCGACCAGCTCGAAGTGACCATCAAGGAGGTCCGCGACCAGAACACGGCGCTCCAGGCCCACAACACGGAGCTCCTGCTCCGCGCACGGAAGGCTGAAGGCGAGGTGAAGGAACTTCAAGTTGTCTTCGATCTCTACACGCGTGCAAGTCCGTATTGACTTATCGATTTTCGGTAAGTAAGTTACCCCGGCGACTGGGTTAAGTCGTGTTTCTCCTCTGTTGTGCTCGGGGCGGGTCGCTGTTTTCGGCCCGCCCCTTTTTCTTTCCGCGCCGATGTGTTACAGTCATTCCTGACTTATACAAACCGGCTTGGAGGGCCAAAATGCTTCGTTCTCAGACTCATCCGGGTTCCCGTGAAGCGGCCATCGCGGCCGGCAAGCGGATCAGCCACAAGCTCACCGGCGCCCGCCAGGCGATCGGCTCAATCAACTTCGCTGGTCAGCCGGCGGCGAACGACACGTTCACCATCAACGGCGTCGTGTTCACGGCCAAGGCGGCCGGCGCGGCCGGCAACCAGTTCAACATCGGCGCGAGCCTCACGGCCTCGATCGATGCCCTTGCGGCCGTCCTGAACGCTTCCGTTGACCCCAAGGTCAGCGTTGCGACCTACGGCAACTCGGGCGGCGTCGCGCTCTCGGTGACCTACGACACCAAAGACTACGCCGGCAACGCCTTCACGCTGGCCGAAGTCAGCGCGAACGCGACCGTCTCTGGCGCGACCCTGACGCTGGGTGCCGGTGTCGAGACCATCAAGCTCGACGCCGAGACTTACGCGCTGGTGACGATCGTCGGCGCCGGCTCCATGAGCTTCGATCTGCCGAATGGCGAAGAGGCCCAGGAAGTCACGCTCTACCTGAACACCAAGGGCGCCGGCGCGAACGCCGTCGTTTCCGGCACGTTCATCGGCGGCACCACGCTGACCTTCAGCGCCGCGCAGCACTATGCGCGCCTGAAGTGGCTCGGCGCCGGCTGGCAGATGCTCAGCGGCACCGCGACGCTCACCTAAACGACTTCGCCTGGAGCTTCGGCTCCAGGCCCCAACGCGGGATAGCGCAGTCCGGTAGCGCGCCTGGCTCATAACCAGGAGGTCGCGGGTTCAAATCCCGCTCCCGCAACCAAATTCGAATACGGGTCCTCGCCGCGAGGCGAGGGTGCTGCAAAGCCGGGATGGTCAGCATGCCTCGGCCTCGTTTGTCTCTTCGCGGCGCGCTGAAGGCAGCAACGGCAGACCGGTCCGGGATGGCCTCCATCTGGTCTGTTCGCCAAGTATCCCGTTCGATCCGGGGTCGCCGCTCCATTTTGGAAAGAACTTGCCCTTTTTCGGAAGTTCTTTTCCGCAGAAACGGACCACGAACGAACCATGAAATACGCCATCGCCGGTATCGCCTTCATCACCACGCTCGTCATCCTCAACAACACCGGCCTGCTCAGGATGGCGGCGGACTGGTTCTTCGCCGGATCATAGCCAGGAGCTCGGCGCGCAGGTTCATGCGCCCATCCCTGATCATTCGCACCACGGCGCGCAGATAGCCGCCGGGGTTTCGAATCCGCTGGCCCTGGCCGCGCGCGGCATCCTCTTCGTAAAGCTGGAGCACCAGGCAGACCGCAGCAGCGGCCGACACCGGCCCGAGCGTCTCAACCGCTTCGCTCCAAACGGTCGCATGGGCGCCCAGCGTAGAGCGCAGGAATCGCCCGGCTGCGACCAGATCGACCTCGCTCTTAGGTTGCTCCACGTATTCCAAAAGAGAAGGACATGCTTCGATCACCAGCGCCGCGGTGACGGGGCCGGTTGGCGGAGAAGGTTCTTCCACCGGCTCAGCTCCTCGCGGAGCCTCTTGTTCCAAGGTTTCCTTTATTGAATGGGTGGGTTTTGATTCAATGAGACGGCCGTTCTTGCCGCCAGAGGCGGCCATATAGAACTTCTCCTCGAGCTGGGTGCGCAGAGCGCGCCACTCGACCAGCACCGGCTCCACGGCCTCCGCCGCGATCGTCCTAGAGCGCCGCGGCGTGCGGCCGGCGAGCTCCTCGAAGGTGTCCGAACTTTGCATACCCATTTCGGACAGGATCTCCTGCGCGGCCCGCCGGCAGATGGTGATCTCGTCGAACATGCGCTCCCGGCGCTCAATCTCCGCATCCTGTTCGGCGATTAGCTCCACAAACTCCGCGCGCCGGTTGTAGAGCGGTGTCAGATCGAAGCCGTAGGCGTCGACCAGGTCGCCGGCTTTGTTGCGAATGCCGAAGCGCTTGCCGTTGGCTGAGTCCTTGACCCCGACCAGGCACAGATCCACCAGACGGCGGATCCCATAGCGGATCGTCCGCTCGGGCAGCCCCGTGCGCCGCTCGAGGTATTCGTTCGAGGGGTAGATCAGGATCTTGTCTTTGACCATGACCTCGCCGTAGACGCCCACCAGCTCACCGAGGATCAGCCGCAGGTTGCCGCGCAGCCGCAGCCCCTTCATGGCGTTGCGGGCTGCCGTGTTCAGTTCCCGCCGGCTGACGGCCCGATCCGGCTCGACGGTGTTCCTGGCCGTCTCCAGGGCAGCGACGGTCGTCCGTCGCCATCCTGATGATGACGTTCGCATGGCTTTCCCCAAATTTGGGCAAGCGGGAGCGGTCACCCGAATCGGGGTGTTCTTGACACCGAATCAAACAGTTGGCATAAGGGGAGCGTGCTGTTGCTTTGCCCTGTGCCAACTGGGGCTTATGCTACCAAGGCCTCTGAAGTGTCCAGCTTCAGGGGCCTTTTGCTTGCGTAGATTGCTGATCTTGTTGCAGAAATACCTTCTGTAGAGCGTCGATGATTGCCCACCGCCGCGATTGATACGCTCCAGACGCAACTCTACTGTCGATGACCTCGCGGATTTCCTTTGGAATCGAGATGTTGGTCTCGACGTAGCCCTCGGCCGCGCGCCGCTCGCGCAGCTTCCTCACACGGTTGGGTCCACCAAAGTCCGCCATGGCAATCCTCTCGTTACGTTACGAGGATTGTCATGATTCGGAACTATAGCCAAGGCCTTGCCAGATCCGGTTTAAGCGCGGCAGCCGGCCGAATCGGCTTTCCAGCGGGGGTTGTATCAGTGATCCCATCAAGCTAGAGTGGGTGCCACGCCGCAAACCTATAAGCCTGCTGCACTTCGCATAACTTACATTATGGAATGTTTCCGCCGTAAGGCGTTGAAATCCATAGGCATTTCGAATTATTCACATTCAGGCTATTGACTTGAAGCGAATTTAGGAACAGGTTTCGCGAAGTCAGCATTGACTGAATGGGAGTTGCACATCCCGCACTAAGAGCCGCGATCAAGCTGCTATACGCTCATTGTCGCTTAGACGTTTGCGGGAATGCAAATGCCGGGCGCCAATAACGAGAGCGAAAAATTGCGGGGCGCAGGCAACCGCCATTGAGGAGAAGATTTATGTTGTCGACTATGGAGGGCGCGAAATTGTCCAAGACCCCTAAGAGTTCTTCGGGAATAAAGATCCACGAGTTTATTGCGGCCCAGCTCGACATTGCGAAGTCGATGGGCAAGACCCAGCGCGACATTGCGGAAGCCGTCGGCTACGAGAAGCCGAATCCGATCAACATGATGTCCAAGGGCACGATGAAGGTGCCTCTGGACAAGGTGCCGGCGCTCGCCAAGGCGCTGAACGTCGACGCCGGCTTCCTCTTCCGCCTGGCGCTCAATGAGCAGTGGCCGGAAGCCGCGGAGGCGATCGCTCAGATCTTCGGCACTCCGTTGACCAAAAACGAGAAGGAAATCATCGAGTTCATTCGCGGCGTGTCGAAGAACTCGGACCCCTCTTTGTCTCGCGACGTCGAGACGAAGCTCCGGGCGGCGTTCAAAGAATAAGGCGGATACGAACGCCCGCCCTCGGCCAATTATTTAGGCGGCCCTTGCGTGGCCGCTTAAATTATGCCACCTGACGACAGTCAGCACTGACTTATTCCATCACCCAGACAGGAACAGCGGTATCAGTATGGCCTCCAATCGCATCACCGAAGTTACCATTGAACGCGCCTACGAGCTCGCCGAGGAGCTGCAAAACAAGACGACCCACGAAGGCAAAGCCTGCACCGTGTTTTCCGGTGACCATCCCGAGCTTGGAGCGATCCACATCACCATTCCACCCTGGGGCACCTCGATGCTCGCCGCGGCTGATCTTTCCAGACTTGTTCCAGTAGTAACCCAGAATTTGACGCTGTAGTCTCGATTTACAGTCAATTCTGACTTACAGGGCACAGAGCACAGATGAACAAAGTCCAGCAGCTCCGCGAGGTCGTTAAGAAGCTGATCCCGATGATCATCGCTCGCGGGATCACCGTGACGCAAGTCGGGGCTCAGGCCTTTGTTGCAACTGATAAGGTGACGTTGCGGCCGGTGCGGGTGAACATCCCGCACCTGCCCGACGATGCCGACGAGCGCCTGGTCGACGCGATCCAAGGCTTCATCGACCACGAGCTCGGTCACGTCTTCGACACCGACTGGAAGGCCGTTGCCGAGAGTGAGAAGCGCGGCGCCGCCGGCAAGCGCCCCGCGAACGCCAAGATGACGCCGAAGCAAGCCGGCGCCTTCATGAGCCAGGTTCACAACGTCGTCGAAGATCCGTATGTCGAGCGCAAGATGTCCGAGCGCTTCCGCGGCTCCGCCTACAACGTCGACAAGCTCCACGACATTTTCATCGAGAAGATCTCCAAGCCCGCGATCGACAGGGCCAAGACGCCGCAGGACCGCTTCGGCTGCATCTTCGTGCCGCTGGTTCGCGCCTGGGCCGGCCAAACCAAGTTCCGCGATTTCCTCACTGACAACGGTTACGACAAGGATCCGCTGGTCGTGGCGTTCACGAAGCTGGTTCCGGATAGCGTCAAGGCGCGCATCGGCAAAACGCGGAACTCCTGGGAGACCCTGGAGATCGCCGAGATCCTGTTCGACTACATGCACCCCGAGCCCCCTCCTCCGCCCGCGCTGCCGCAGCAGAGCATGGCCGACGCCATCAATGAGGAGATGAAGGATCAGCAGGAGCAGAAGTCCGACAAGCCGTCCGACAGCGAGAAGTCGGACGATCCGAACGGCGAAGGCAACAACCAGGACAAGCCCGAGGACCAGGACGACAAGGGCGCGGACGGCGAACAGTCGGACGAGCAGCAGCCGGCTGACCAGGACAGCGACGACGGCGAAGGTGACACCGGAGAGGGTGAAGCAGATGGCGAAGAAGGCGCGGAAGCCGAAGAAGGGTCCGAGGGTGAAGGGAAAACTGACGGCGACGAGGAGAGCGACGCCGAGGACGACGAAGAAGGCGCTGGCGGATCTGACGCCGATCAAGACGAGGACGATCTGGCCGAGGGTGATGACGCGGGCGGAAAAGACGCCGGCGACGAGGAAGATGATGGAGCGAAGGATGGCGACAGCGGCGATCAGGCTGGCGGGTCGTCTGGCTCCAAGGATGACGATACGGATGAAGGCGACGAGGCTGATGACGATGATGCTGCCGGCGACGACAAGATGGAAGCCGAAGGCGGCTCCGGCGATCAGGATGGCGAGACCGACAAAGAAGCCGATGGCAAAGGCGGCGGCGCAGGTGACGAAGAAGATGCGGATGATGCTTCGGATTCGGACAGGTCTGATGATCAGAATGCCGAGAATGCCGATGACAGCAGTGGAGCTGGGGACGATGACGGAGATGACGAAGAAGGCGATCCGTCAGAAGCTGACGGCGAAGTAGGCTCCAAGGGCGACGACGAGGGTGACCAGGACGACGGTGAGTTCCGCTCCACCGGCAAGAAGGCCGACGCAGAGGACGAGACTGAGACCAGCCGCAACGACCTCGAGCAGGCGCCCGAGAGCAGTCCGTTCCAGGGTGTCGAGATCGAAAACCTCGGTGACGACATGGCGAAGGGTATCGCCTTCATCATCACCAACGAGGCGACGCGCAGCATCAAGGGCTTGGACTACCGCGTCTACACGACCGAATGGGACGTGTGCGAGAAGTTCCCGGTGCCCGCGGGCGATCCCGAGATGGAGGTTTACGACAACAAGAACGGCCGCTGGGGCACCCGCAAGACCACCCTCAACGGCATGGTCACGGAGCTCGACGAGCGCACCGCTCACATGGTCGCGCCGATGCAAAAGGACATCGAGCGCATGATGGCCGCGCGCAGCCAAGTGCTCAAGGTGCCCGGCTATCGTTCGGGTCGCATGCACTCCGGTTCGCTGCATCGCCTGCGCACTGGCGATGATCGCGTGTTCCGCCGCCTCCAGGAGCACAAGTCGCCGGAGACGGCCGTCACGCTCCTGATCGACAATTCCGGCTCGATGAGCGGCGAGAAGATCAAGATGGCGATGAGCGCAGGCTACGCCCTCTCCTCGACCTTGCAGCGGGTCAACATCAAGCACGAGGTCATCGGCTTCACCACGATGCAGCCGCGGGGCGTGAAGGATTGGCAGGAGCAGCAAGAGGCCGAAGAGGAGCGCATCGGTCGCCACTTCTCGCGCATGGGCGCGCTCTACCATCCGATCTACAAGGACGTGAACGAGCGCCTGACGCCCGAGGTGAAGCGTCGTTTCGCGATCGCGCCCTACACCTGTCCCATGAGCGGCAACACCGACGGCGAGGCCGTTCGCTTCGCCGGCAACCGCCTGGCGCTGCGCACCGAGCCGCGCAAGGTGCTGATCGTGCTGTCCGACGGACACCCCGCGGGCATGTCGCGCTTCCCCGAGGAGATCTACTCCGACCTGCATCGCGCGGTCGAGGAATGCGAGAAGAAGCGGATCGAGACGATCGGCGTCGGCATCATGGATGACTCGGTTCGCACCTTCTATCCGAAGGCCGTCGTCCTGAAGGATCTCGCCGAGCTGCCCAAGCAGGTCATGAAGGAACTGAAAGGGATTCTCCAGCAATGACCCGACCAGCATTTCCTCTGGACTGGAAGCACGACGAGCGGCCGCAACGTCACGGCTGGGCACCAGGCGGCTATGTCTCCCGCTGCCATAAATGCGACGACGCCTTTATCGGCGACAAGCGAGCTTGGACCTGCGCAGATTGCGCCTATGCCGAGCCCGATCCACAGCCACGGGTCCCACAGTTCATGTGGGGCGACCTCTATGGGGAGTTCAACTGAGGCCGGCCGCGCCTTAAACGTCCCTACCTCCATAAGTCAGTTCTGACTTGCTTTCCAGTCAGCAATGACTTACATACAAGACACAACAGCAGCACAGCACACGGGGTCACAATGAGCGACAAAGGCAAGATCAAGTGCGAATTGGACGGCGCACTGGTCCATTCGATCAAGTATCACCTGGAAAAGTTCCACCCGACCGTCAGCGTCGAGGAGTATCAGCGCCGCTTCCCCACAGCCCCGCTTCTCTCCGAAGCCGCCAAGGACGCGGTCCGCAAGAAGCGCGCGGAGAAAGAAGCCGAGAAGGCCAACGCCGGCGCCCGCCAGCCGCTCACCGATCTGTTCGGCTTCCCCGCCGCGACCGTCACCAACAAGCAGGGCAAGGTCATGGACGCCCGCGTCTATGATCGGGCCGAGTTCTCCGCCGACGATCTCGCCTGGATCCCCAAGGTCGATCCCGAATACATCTTCAACGTCGATCTGACCAAGATCGCGTTGATGGCGCTCGAGCTCAACAAGCCGGCGCTGTTCTGGGGCTTTCATGGCACTGGCAAGACGACGCAGTGGGAGCAGGTTTGCGCCCGCACCTGTCGCCCCTTCCAGCGCGTGCAGCACACGGTCAACACTGAAGAAGCGCACATCCTGGGCCAATACATCGTCGTTTCGGAGATCACGATCGGGGCCGACGGCAAGGAGCACGTCCACGCCGTCACGCGGTTCAACCCTGGCCCTCTCGCCCTCGCCATGAAGCGCGGCTGGGTCTACTGCGCCGACGAATACGATTTCGGCATGCCGAGCGTGCTCGCCGCCTACCAGCCGGTCATGGAAGGCAAGCCGCTGATCATCAAGGATGCGCCGCCCGAGTGGCGCGTGATCGAGCCGCATCCGAACTTCCGCTTCGTCGCGACCGGTAACACCAACGGCGGCGGCGACGAGACGGGCCTCTACCAGGGCACGCAGATCCAGAACGCTGCGAACTACTCGCGCTTCGCCGTCACGAAGCAGGTCGGCTACATGGACGCGAAGATCGAAGCCGCGGTCGTCGCCGGCAAGTCCGGCATCCGCATGCAGGAAGCGAACCAGATCGTCGACTACGCGCAGAAGATCCGCACCGCCTTCGCCGGCGGTCAGATCAGCAACACGGTCTCACCGCGCGAACTGATCAACGCCGCGCTGTTCGGGGTCGTGACCGGCGGCAACTGGCGCGAGGGTCTCGCTCTCGCCTTCGCGAACCGACTGTCGCCGACCGACCGAGAGGTCTGCGATCAGTATGCCCAGCGCCTGTTCGGCAACTAAGGGCGGTCGGAGCGATGCACATGACCCTCAACATCGAGGACTCGATGCCCGCAATCCGCTCTTTCTCTCGGCGCGTGCTGCGCCGAGTGACTGCCGCGGGCTCCGTCATCAGCCTGGACGACATCATCTCGGAATGCTCGATCGCCTGGTGTCAGGCGCGCGATAGCTGGAGCGAGACGGCCGGCGTGCCGTTCCTGGCATATCTGCGCATCGGCATGAGAAATCACATCAACCGCTGGGTCGACAAGGAGCTTCGGGAACACAACGGGTCCCATCTGGAGTTCGACGCGCCGAGTGGCGATGACGGCACCGGTAGCTTTCACGACTACTTTGCTGATCGCGGCGCGGAGCTCCCTGACGACATTCTGGAGCTGAACGATCGCCGAAAGAAGCAGCTTGCTCGCCTCTCGCCGCGCGCCCGGCAGTTCGTGGAGTTGATCGAGAGCCCGCCCAAGGCGCTCGTCGACATTCTGAGGGCGCTCAAGGCTCGTCAGGAGTTCGCGATCGAGCGGGGTATCGAGCCCTCCCCGGTGCCCAAGCGTATCCTGATGACCTTGGTGTTCCGCTTCATGGGCGCTTCGCCCCGCGAGCAGACCCAGATCAACGAGGAGCTCGAGGCGAAATTCAAGCTCAAGGACGCCTTCGCAAAGATGGACAGGATCAAGCGCTGATGATCGACCTTTCTCTCGCACCTGGCTGCTACGGCATGTCCATGTGCTACCGCGACGGCACCGCCGAATGCGGCACCTGCCCGTTCGCAGCGTCGTGCAAGCCGCTGGCCGAGCAGCAATTGGCGATGCTGCGCGCGGAGCTCGGCGTCGTCATGCCCGAGCACAAGTCCGCCGAGAAGCCCCTGAAGATTGCCGCGCTCGCGTCGCCGGCCGTGATGGAGCTGACCAACGGTCTCCCGAAGAAGGTTGCGGCCTGGATCGCCTACATCGAGCGCGAGGGCATCAAGGTCACGGAAGCGCTCACCAAGGGCGAGAACCCGTTCCGGGGCAAGCGGCCGCCGTTCATGGCGATCACCTGCCACCTGCTGCTCAAGCTGCCGCAGGGGGTCAGCCGCGACCTGCTGAGCCGCTGCCTGCAGGAGAAGCTGTCCTGGTCGGCGGAGACGACCGCGGCGCACGTCACCCAGGTTCGCCAGATCCTCACAGCACTCGGCGCGATCGACGAGGTCGACGGCATGATCAAGTTGAGGGCAGCATGAACTACGGACCCTACCTCCCCGATCCGCCCTACTGGATCACCTGGCTCGCCATCTTCGCGCTGGTGGCGTTCCTGGACTTCCTCTGGGCGCTCTACAACCGCGCGACCGTCACCAAGCGCCCCGTGCGCGCCAGCATGCTCGCAACCGCGCTCTACGGCGTCGGGGCGGTCAGCGTCATGGGCTACAGCAGCGATCCCTGGCTCCTCATTCCGGCGTGCGCAGGCGCGTTCGTCGGCACCTTCTTCGCAACCCGCATGGAGTGTGCCTGATGTTCGCAGTGATCGTCACCGGCAAGGAAGTCTGGCCCGAGGGTAGCGGTCACACCCGCCCCATGACGAAAGAGGGCGAAAAGTTCTGGGCCGTCGAAGACCATTGGGGTCCGAGCAGCCTTCGCTACCTTGACGACGGCCTGGTGCCGATGGACGTGCTGAAATTCGAGACGCGCGCCGAGGGCGAGGCGTTCGCGAAGAAGTGGGAGGGCCATCCCTGGTGGGTGGTGCCTAAAAGCCACGAGGTCGTCGAGCTCCAGGAACATTACGTCCAGACTTTGGACAAATACACGGTGAAGCGCTGATGGGTGCGCTTATTGACCTGACGGGGAAGAAATTCGGCCAGTTGACAGTCCTGCGCCGCTCGGCGGTCAGAGATCGGTTCGCTGTTTGGTATTGCGTCTGTGACTGCGGATACGCAACCGAAGTTGCAAGTGGGCATTTGAGGTCGGGACATACGCAGTCTTGCGGCTGTCGCAAGGCAGGTAATCACCGGACCCATGGGCGAAGCGACAAGGTCAATCGGGATCGAACCTACACCTGCTGGTCGAACATGATCCAGCGAACGTCGAATCCGAACAATGAGAGCTATAGCGACTACGGGGCACGCGGGATCAAGGTCTGCGAGCGCTGGAAATCCTTTGAGAATTTCTTTGCCGACATGGGCGAGCAGCCGCTCGGTCTGACCATCGAGCGCGAAGATAATGACGGCGACTACGAACCGACCAATTGTTGTTGGGCGACTCGCGAAGCGCAAGCAAATAACCGGAGAGCCGCATGCACACCGTCCTAGCAGCCCGATCAGACTTCTCCATCGGAGAGGGTATTCTGACCGTGGAAGACCTGGTCGCCAAGGCGAAGCTCGCCGGCGCGAAAGCTATTGGTTTGACGGACACGATGAGCGTGACTGGACTCATCGACTTCACCAACCGAGCGAAGAAGGCCGAGATCAAGCCGATCATCGGCTGCCGGCTGCGGCTGACCGACAACGTCGAATGGCGCAAGACCAAGGACGGTCCGAAAGCGCCAGCCGAATACTTCGTCACCGCCTATGTGCTGTCCGAGGCGGGCCTGAAGGCGATGTTCCGGCTTCTGACACTGGCGAACTCCGAGGGGCGCTTCTACACGGTGGCCAAGCTGTCGTTCCAGGATCTCTACAAGGAGCTTCAGGGGCTGAGCTGGACGGATATCGCGATCGCCTCGGGCGACGTTGATAGCGTCGTTCGGCATCCCGACGCCGAAAAAATCATGGATACGATCGCGACCCATCTGACATTGGAGGGTGCCTTCCTCCAGATCACGCCGATCGACACGCCCTACTATGACACCCTGAACATGAAGGCGATCGAGATCGCCAACAAATTGGGTCTCCGAACGCTCGTCACCCGCCCAGTGCTCTACGGTGACGGCGAGGCCGACGCCCGCGACGTCATGAACGCGGTCTCGCGCAACGTCAAAATGTCCGATCTCTGGATTCAGCAGCCGCACTTCCGCGACCTCGTGCCGCTCAACGATCGCGGTTTCGTGCTCCAGCTCGCGGCGCTCAAGTCTCGGCTTGAGAAGCGCGGGATCACCGCGGGTCCCACACTGGCCCAGGGTCTGCGCAACACCGACGCACTGGCCGACCGCGTCAGCTACGTCTGGTCGAAGGCGCCGGTCTCGCTGCCCAAGATGGCGCCCGACGAGTTCAAGGCCCTGGTCGATGCCTGCAAGGCCGGCTGGAGCAAGCGCTTCACCACCACTGCCTTCGGACACCGACCCTCGATGGAGGAGCTCGCCGAGGTCTACAAGCCACGCCTAGCCTACGAGCTCGAGGTTCTCAAGAAACTCGGCTTCTCCGGCTACTTTCTCCTGGTCATGGACATCGTCAATTATGCGAAATCGAACGGCATCCTCGTCGGCCCAGGCCGAGGCTCGGTCGGCGGCTCTCTGGTCGCTTATCTGGTCGGAATCACCGACTGCGACCCCATTCGTTTCGGTCTCCTCTTCGAGCGGTTCATCAACCCCGACCGTATCGACTTGCCCGACGCCGACCTCGATTTCATGTCCGAGCGCCGAGGAGAAGTCATCGACTACCTCATCACCAAATACGGCAAGGACCGCGTCGCCGGCATCAGCAATTTCGGCAAGCTTGCGGCTGCGTCATCCATCCGCAACATCGGTAAGGCGTTCGGTCTCTCCGAATTCGATTACGTCTGCTCGAAATACGCGCCGAAGGAGCATGGCGCCAATGTCTCTCTACCAAAAGCTGCTGAGATCACGCCGGAGATCGGAGCTTTTCGTGATCGGTGGGCGCCCCTATGGGAAGTCATGGTTCGCCTGGAAGGCACTCAGAACATTCTTGGACGGCACGCGGCCGGCGTCGTCGTCGGCGGATGTGACCTGGTGGAGCGAGGAGTTATCGAGCGTCGAAAAGACGGCGCCACGCTCAACTGGGATAAGCGTATCGTTGAAGACCAAGGCCTCGTTAAGGTCGACATTCTTGGGCTCAACACGCTCGATCTGATCGACCTGACCCTGAAATATATCCGCAAGCGGCACTCGCAGAAGGTCAATCTGCTGCAAATCCCGCTGGACGACGAGAAGGTGCTCGACGCCTTCGCCCAAGCCAAGACCACCGGCATCTTCCAGTTCGAGGGCGGCGGCATGCGCCGGCTGCTCAAGGAGCTCGGCAAAGACACCGGCTGCACCTTCGACGATATCACGGCCGCGACCGCGCTCTACCGGCCGGGTCCGATGGAGTCGGGCATGATGGACAGCTTCTGGAAGCGCAAGCAGGGCATCGAGACGGTTGAATACGACCACGAGCTCATGGAGCCGATCCTGAAGCCGACCTTCGGCGTGATCGTCTACCAGGAGCAGGTCATGCAGATTTCGCGCGCGATCGCCGGCTACTCGGCGCCCGACGCCGACAAGCTGCGCAAGATCATGGGCAAGAAGCTGCCGGAGGAGATGGCTAAGGAGCGCGGCAAGTTCACCGACGGCTGCGTCAAGACGATCGCCTGCACCGCGGAGTGGGCCGCTGACCTGTTCGACAAGATCGAAGGCTTCGCCGGCTACGGCTTCAACAAGAGCCATTCGGTCGAATACACCCTGATCTCCTACCAGTCGATGTGGCTCAAGGTGAACTATCCGGTCGAGTTCTACGCCTCGGCGCTGTCGCTGCTCAAGGAGGAGAAGCTGCCGGCGATCCTGAAGGACGCGGCCAATTTCGGCATCAAGATGTTCATGCCGGACATCAACTACTCCTCGGGGCAATTCGAGATCCTCAACGACACGACCCTCTGCATCCCGTTCGACCGGGTCAAAGGCGTGTCCGAGAAGGCCCGCACCGCGATCCTCAAGGCGCGCGAGGACGGCCCCTTCAAGTCGATCAAGGAGTTCGTGGCGCGGGTCGAGCGCAGAACGTGCAACAAGCGGGTTGTGGACGCGCTGGATGCGATTGGGGCGTTCGCCCGCATCGAACCCGGTCAGACACCCGCAAACGACTCCAGCCGCATCGCAGCCCAGAAGGAATTGATCCCTGGCCTGATCATCGAGGTGGTCCCGGTCAACCGCGAAATGCACAACGACAAGTTCACCAAGGCCAAGCTCGGGCAGATCGTGACCGAATACCGCCAGGCGGAGGGCAACGACGGTCAGGGCGTCAAGCCGACCATGGGCAAGAACTCCAAATTCATGGTGATCTTCGACGCGCCCAGTCGCTCGGAAGAACAGGTCGGCGCGTTCTCCTGGGGCGACAACTTCCATTCCGTCGCCTGCTCGCTGTCGGATGCTGGCCTGGAGCGCGCCGACGCCTACTGGACGGGCCTGATTAAGCGCCCGAAGGAAGGCAAGCAGGTGTCGCCGGCCGAGATCAACAAATACGTCGGCTACCTGGACAAGGAGATCGACCTGCTCAAGCCGCCGGCGATCGTCCTGCTGGGCTCGCAGGTCGTCCGGCACTTCTTCCCCGACTTCAAGGGCAAGGCGTCCGATCAGGCGGGCAAGGTGATCTATTCCAAGCGCTATGACGCCAACTTCGTCATCGGCTTCAACCCCGGCGAAATCTACCACGACCCTGACAAGCAGGTGCTCATGGACGAGGTGTTCGCCACGATCGCGAGTTTCATCGAATGACGCCGGCCGACCTCCAGGTTGCCCGTGCGCTCGCGGACAAGCTGATGACCACATGCGAGCCAAACCGATTCTGGGACGAGCTGGACGCTCTGACGCGCGATCAATACGCGGTCCTGGATACGATCGCGTTTGAGTGCTCGACCTGCAACCATTGGTTTTCGATCGCCGATCAGCATGAGCGGCATTCTCGATTCTACTGCAAGGACTGCCTATGACCCGGATCAGCAAGCTCGCCACCAAGCACATCTCCGACGCGCTGGTCTGCGCCGCCTATACGGCGGCAAAGCGTGTCAATCACGCGCGGTTCCCCTACGACTTCCTGATGGAGGAGACCGGGGCTCCCTTCAAGGTCTGCTATCGGGCCATGGAGCGCGCCGAGCGCCGCGGACTGATCGACTACGGCGTGTCGCTGCGGACCGGGTGGCTCACTGACAAGGGAATTGTGCTTCTCCTCTCACATTCCACGCGCAATCCAGACTGATCTCGCTATAGTCTGATTTGACAGTCAGCACTGACTTACTTTAGGAGGGCTTTATGAGCGACGCACCCGAGACGACCCCCGCCCCTGCCCCGAAGCCGACCCCGAAGATCGTGGTCAAGAACTTCATCGACGGCGTCCAGGCCCGCAAGGATGCGACCTTCTCGCTCGCCGACCTGTCGAGCGCGTTCCAGGACCAGATGTCCATGCGGATCCACTACGGCGAGCTCAAGGCCCAGGCCGAGCGCCAGGTCGCCGACCTCAAGCTCAAGCTTGAGGCGGCCGAAAGCCGTGTCTATCGCGAGATCCGTGACGACCTCACGACCAAGGGCGAAAAGGTCACCGACAAGCGCCTCGAGCAGGAGATGAACGCTCACCGCACGATCCTGGCCATCAAGCTCGCCATCAACGAGGCGAAGCAGGTGTTCGAGGTCGCCAGGGCCGTCTACGAGGCCTTCGACGATCGCCAGAAGATGCTCATGTCCGCCGGCGCCAAGGATCGCGTCGAAATGGAGGGCGATATTCGCATGGGCGTCGCCAGCGCGCGTGACGCCTCGATCAAGACCGGCGCCCAGGACATGCTTGAGAAGCGCCGGCAGCTCCTCGCGGCCAATGGAGGCACCGCTTGAAGATCGGGGACATCGTCGTCATGGGCGGCTATCTCGCAATCGGCGCACTGGTTCACTGGGCGCTGCTCGGGCCCGTCTTTCACGTCGGCAGCGTCGCCTCCTGGGGCGTCCTATTCGGCTGGCCCTTCTTCATCTCAGCCCTGTTCCTGTTGGTCGGGCTGTTGATGTGGATCGTCCTCGGCTCGGTGTTCGCGACGATCGAATGGCTTGGCTTGCTGCGTCAGGTCAACCGCAACCAGCGCATTTACAAGCGCTAAATCCCTAACCAAAACACGGAGTTAACAGTGAAGCGTCTTTTGACGGGGCTCGTCTGCGCCCTGGCGTTACAGTCAGCACTTACAACCATGGCCGAGGCCCGCCCGCGCCATCATCGGCACCACCACGCATCCCATACCCGCGTGGTCCAGCAGGAAGCCCCGAGCTGGAGCTCATTCTTCCACGCCTCGAGCGACGTGGTCTCCCGCGCCCGCAATTATCTCGGCGAGACCGCAGGCCAGGTCGGCGTCCGCTCGACGCTGTGGTGCTCGGCGTTCCTGCGCAAGGTTACCGGCGCACAGGACGTCGATGACCGTGCGCTGTCCTGGGAGCGGCATCAGCGCGTCGCGCCGCAGGTCGGCGCCATCGTGACCATGTCTCGCCGCGGTGGCGGGCATGTCGGCGTGGTCTCCGGATTCGACGCCAACGGCAACCCGATCGTGATCTCCGGCAATCACAACGGCCGCGTCCGCGAAGCTGTCTACCCGCGCTCCCGCATCCGCGCCTGGGTCTCCGCCTCCTGAAGAAATCGCGTCTCGGACGAAGAAAGTTCGATCAATCCGAGACGTGAACGCTATAGCTCAATAGCGAAATCGCTAATTAGCGACCGGCTCAAACGATCGAACCCCAACCGACCCCAACCAGAAAGCCCTCAATGCCCACTCTCTCCCCCGAACTCCTCAAGCTTGTGAAATCCTCGAAGAACAAGCACACCCGCGCAGGCCGTTCGGTCTCGCTCGGCGAAGGCAAGACCACCATCCGCGTTCTCGCCAATCCCGACGGCAGCCAGTTCTGGGCTGATCTCGGCGTTCACTGGATCAAGACCGAACTGAAGGGCAGGCCTGTCGCTGTCGTGGGTTGCCACGACGAGGTCTACGGTCAGCCCTGCCCCATCTGCACCGCGATCGCGAAGGCGACCGAAGCTGCAACCTCCGACGAGGAAATCGCGCTCATCAAGGAATGGAAGGCGAGCAAGACGGTCATCGTCAACGCTCTCGTCCGTTCGGGCTCGAACAAGTCGGACGAGCCGCAGATCGTCGAACTCAAGTCGTCGGTCTGGGGTCAGATCTCCGGCATGATCGCCGAATACATGGAAGCCGACAAGGATCTGCTCGACCTCAAGGACGGTCAGGACTTCGTCGTCGAGCGTCGCGGTCGCGGCCAGAACGACACGAAGTATACCGTCATGCTGGCTCCGAAGTCCGAGCCGGTGAAGAAGGAAGTCCTGGATCAGCTCCACAATCTGAAAGAGTGGATCGAGAGCAACTTCTTCCGCGGCGAGGAGACCAAGGCGCTCACCACGATCGCCCAGGTGACCGGCGTCAGTGTCAACGGCATCGCGAAGCTGGCGGGTCCGGCACGTTCCGCGCTGCTGACCAAGCCGGCGACCGTCGTCGAAGACGCCGAGGTGGCGGAAGTCGCCGAAGCGCTCGTCGAAGCCGAGAGCGAGACCGTCGTCGAGGAAGTGGTCGAGGAGACCAAGGCCGAGACCGACGAGGAGCGTGAGCTGCGCGAATTCCGCGAGTTCAAGGCGGCCCAGGCTGCCAAGAAGGCGGAAGCCGATAAGGCCGCGGCTGCGTTGAACGCTGCTGCCGTGAAGAAGGCCGCTGCCGAGAAGCTTGCTGCGGAAAAGAAGGCCGCTGCCGAGAGCACCGTCTCCAAGGCGGACGAGTTCAACTCGGATCTGCCGGCAGACGAGATCGACAGTCTCCTGGCTGATCTCGACTCCTAAGAGGTTCGGGGCGGCCCCCAACGCCCCGACGACCGCGCCCTGGTGATGTGCTGTGCCCCCGATGCGTCACCAGGGCGCCCTTTCCCTCTTTGGAGACTGATATGAGCCGCGGCCTACTTCTCATTGACGGCAGCAATATCGCCCACGCCGCGAACAACGGCGGCGCCCTGCGCGTCGGCGATCTGCCCACACAAGCGATTTTCGGCGTGCTCCGGACGCTGCGACCGATGATGTCCATCTACACGATGTTGACGCCGGTCGTGCTCTGGGACGGCGCATCCTGGCGCCGCATGGCGTTCGAGGAATACAAGGCGAACCGCAACAAGGTCGCGACCAAGCCCCACGAGCTCAAGGCGGAGCAGCTCCGCAAGGAATTCAAGAAGCAGCTTCCCTACATCAAGGAGGCGATCAAGCTCCTTGGCATCAAGCAGATGGAGGCCCTCAACTACGAGGCCGACGATCTCGCCGGCATGATCACCGAGCGCCTGCAAACGACCGGCAAGCGCGGCGTGCTGATCTCCGGCGACAAGGACTGGGTGCAGTTGATCTCGTCCAATGTCGCCTGGATCGACCCGGTCCGCGACTATCGGCTGACGCTCAAGACGCTGTCGGAGAAGCTGGGTTGGGACCCGGACAAAAAGGACATCACCGTCGTCAAGGACGGCAAAGCAATCGAGGGATGGGTTGGCGTTCCCTCGCCGCGCGCCTGGTTGGAGATGAAGTGCCTGATGGGCGACACCTCGGATAATATCCCCGGTGTCGGCAAGATCGGGCCCAAAGGGGCGATCGACTTCGTTCATGCGTATGGGTCGTTCGCCTCCTTCATCAACCAGTGCGCGGACAAATCGATCGACACCGCGAAGCTGCCCAAGAACCTGCGCGACTTCGCGGAGAGCGACGAGAAACAGGAGATCTTCCGGCGCAACATGCGCCTGATGGATCTGCGCACGGTCGAGCGGCCGGGCGTGATCGCGCTCAAGTCCGAACAGGAGCCCCTCGACCCGATCGCGTTCGAGACCTTCTGCAAGGACATGCTGTTCAACTCGATCACTAGTGATCTGGAGGGCTGGCTTCAGCCCTTCATGCCTCAACCCGCCCTGAAAGCTGCTGCCTGATGCCCAAGCTACCCGCCGACCAGCAAACCGCCATCCTCGAGGGCCACGTCGGCAAGATCGACAAGGCGATGCAGATGCTCGCGCGCGACGGCAAGCGCATGTCGGACGTCCTCGACGCTGAGGCGCAGACCAAGCTCGCCGCCTACCTGCACGCCCGCGTCAACGACATGATCGCCGATCTCGGCAAGGCCAAGCGCTCGGTGTTCTCGCTGTCTGCACCGCCGGTCGCGCCGGGTGACATCGTTCTCGCGCCCAACCTCGTCATCCCGGCGGACAAGATCATCAACGGTTCGGTGACCGCGGTCGTTTCCACGACGCCGTCAGTCCCACAGCCCCAGACGGACGAAGACGAGGAGCTCGCGGCGATCGCAGCGCTCGACGAGGCGCCTCCGCCGCCCAAGACCGCCGCAATGTTCGAAGTCGCGCCGACAGAACCCGATCCGACCAGGCCGCCGAAGAACTGGCGCAAGCCCACCGGGCGCCTGGTCGGCACCAAAGAACCCGTCTGGGTCGAGACAGAAGCTCCGCGCGCCGCAGGCGACGAACCGACCGAGAAACCCGACCACACCGGCTACATCAAGGACGCCGGTTTTCTGGAAGCCGAATAGGAGAGAACATGGCATCCGCTAAAGAAATCGCAAAGTCCCTCGAAGCACTGATCGGGGGCAACGACGAGTCCGCGACCGTCACCCAGTTCCTCGACACCGGCTATCCGGAGTTCAACTACGCCCTATCGAACCAGTGGGGTGGCGGGCTGCCCGTCGGCCGCATCGTCGAGCTGGCCGGCCCCGCCTCCGCCGGCAAGACCGCGATCGCGACCTACGCAATGGCTGCGGCCCAGAAGATGGGCGGCATCGCCTTTTTCTGCGACCATGAGCACTCGTTCGATGAGAAACAGGGCGCCAAAATCGGCCTCGACATCACTCGCGGCAAGTTCTTCTACAAGAAGCCGCGCACCTACGAAGAGGCGTTGACGATGACCGTCGCCGTCGCCAAGCACGTCCGCGAGAACAACCTGATCCCGAAGGACGCCCCGCTTTGCTTCGTCTACGACAGCCTCGCCTCGATGGTGCCACAGTCGGTGCTGATCGATGCCAAGACCGGCAAGGAGAAGGGTCTGGACGGTCGCAACATGCACGACAACACCGCGCTCGCGCGCGCCACGTCGGGCTCGATGCCGGCCTTCAACCTCTACGTCGAGGAGCTCGGCATCTGCGCGATCTTCCTCAACCAGATCCGCATGAAGCTGGGCGTGATGTATGGCGACCCCCGCACGACACCCGGCGGCGAGGCCCCGAAGTTCTATGCCTCGATCCGCATCATGCTTGGCGCCGCATCCAAGATCGTCAACAAGACGACCAAGGAAGTGCTCGGCATGCAGATCAGCGCCGGCGTGATCAAGAACAAGGTCGCCCGCCCGTTCCGCAAGGCCGAGTGGCGCTTCATGTTCCAGGCTGACGGCTCCGGCCGCTTCGACGTCGAACGGTCGACCATCGACTTCCTCGTCCGCGAGAAGATCCTCAAGGTCGGCGGCGGCAGCAATGCCGGCAAGGTCGACTGGAACGGCACGCTGATCGACAAGGATAAGCTGGCGCGCGACATCGAGGGTCGCAAGGCGTTCGGCGAGCTCTCCGCACTGCTGCCGGCTGCATACGAGCCGCCAGTGATGTCTGCGGCCGAAATGCCGGGTGAAGACGAAGACGCCAAGCCCGAGGATATCGCCGCCTGATGCCGCTATTTCTGGTCAGGGTCAAACGCTGGACGAGGGTCGTGCAACATGGCGACTTCTCGATCGAGGCCGCTGACCTTGACCAGGCTAAAGCGATCGCAAAATCGGCGATCGCCGAGGGCGCCCAGATCAAGTGGGACCCGCTCGACATGAAGAACCGCATGCCGGGCGTCACGCGGCTAGAGGACGTGGAGATCCTTGCAGATGGAACAGAGGACATCAGGGACGGCTTCGGCTGAGCCCTTCCCAAATCAGTCCGAACCGCATAAGCGAACAGGTTTTCGCGAAGTGGATAAGGGTGAACTGATGAAGGTGCTTTCGATCTGGAATCCGTATGCCATCCTCCTGGTCAACGGCTTCAAGATGAACGAGACCAGACCCTTCCCCTGCCCGCCGGCGATCGTCGGGCAGCGGCTCTACATTGCCTCGACCAAGGTCATCACGCCAGCGCAGCGGCTAGTGTTCGCCCAGGAGCAATTCCAGGAATACTACCGCCAGACCGGCCTGCCGGACAAACTCGAGGATATGCCGAACGGCTGCCTGCTCGGCTCGGTCCTGATCCACTCGTCGGACATCATCACCGAAGAGGACATCGAGGACACGACCGAAGAGGAGCTGCTCTACGGCGACTACAAGCCGGGCCGCTATTGCTGGCGCACCCGCGATCCCGAAGTCCTAGACGAGCCCGTGCCGGTCAGAGGCCAGCAGGGCATTTGGAACCTCAATGCCGCAACAGTCCTCCCTTTCCGTCCTGTTGAACAAAAAAGGTAGGCGCACCTACGGCGCCTACTACACCAACGCCGATGGTGCGCAGTTCTACATGGCCTGGCGCAACAGCGCGAAGCGGCACCATGGCATCTTCCTTCAGGGTGAGCCCGATATCTCAACTGCAATCCGCAAGGGCAAGGCCTGCTGGGCGATCGACGAGGAAGACCTGATCAATTGCCGCGCCAACGGCATCAAGTTCGTCGGCGTGCTCGATAAGGGCACAGGCGACAAGTATATGACCACGCTGGACAAATTCTTCTCCGAGGCCGCGGTCTACAACTACGCCAGCCGCGGCGGCTCCTTGCAGCGCTATCTGCCGCTCCAGTTCTTCCGGCGCCAGGTCGGTAAGTCGAAAATCTAGCGAGATTCCACGCGCAATCCAGTTTCGACGCGTCTATATGTAAGTCAGCACTGACAACACAGAGAGATTAGAGCGATGCACCTGCGAGAGCTTCAAAAGCACGCGGTCGAGACCGGCAAGATCGTCTTTGGCGAGCGCAACGTCGACGACCAGCGCGAGCGCGCGCTTCGCTTCTTCGAAGAGGCCTGCGAGCTCGTCCGTGCAGCCCGCCTACCCTACGCCGACGCCTGTGCCCTGCTCGCCCACGAATACCGCGATCGCAAGATCGGCGACGTCCCGCAAGAGATCGCGGGCGTGCAATGCACGCTTCTTAGCTTGGCCAGCGCCCACAAGATCGACGCCGAGGAGGAGACGCTCAAGGAGCTCGCCCGCGTCCTCGAGAAGCGGGACGAGTGCCGCGCCAAGCACGACGCGAAGTTCTTCACCGCCGTCAAGGTGTCCGCAGCTTAACGATTTCAATTCACCACCCCAGCACAGGAGAAGTTCTATGGGCGCAAGACATATCACCCTCAAGGAGACGGCCGCCGTCATCGACTTGCTGAAGGAGCACACTTCACCGGCTGGCGAAGGTTTGTGCGAATACAAGGACGGCTTCGATGATACCCGCATCGCAGCGATGGTCTCAGGGGATCTATCCAAGAGCTCTGTCGCGAAGGTCCGGACGGAAGTCTTCGGCAAGCTCTACATCCGCGGCAACGGTGACCCGACGGCTGCGCTCCTCAAGGAGTTTGCCGAATTGACGGGCAGATACAACAAGCTGGTCGACATGCTCAGTGTCAACCGCGTGGTTGACGTGCGGCATCTGAAGATGCCGGGCGCTGCGGCTTGAAGAAGGGCCGCGGCAGCTACCGCCGCGCGCTCACCGAGACCCTGCTGCTCTGGGCGCTGGGCCTCGGACTGTTCCTCGTCATCAAACGTCTAGTGGGGTTCTAAATGGCCAAGTGGCCCTATCTCATCCTGTCCGATATTCACGCCCACGCCTGGAGCAACTTCTCGACCAAGCTGCCGGACGGCATGAACTCGCGACTGAAGATCACGCTGGACGAGATCGAGCGCGCGGTCATCGAGCTTCAGAGCCTCGGCGGCGACACGGTCTACATCGCAGGTGATTTCCTGCACACCCGCGGGTCGATGGACCCGGAGGTGTTCAATCCGCTCTACAAGACCATCTCCCAGCTCGCAGACGACGTGTTCTTTCGCGGCATCCCAGGCAACCATGACCTGAAGGATCGCGACACGACGGAGCTCGGCAACGCGGTCCAGACCCTCAACGAGATTGAGAACGTGGATATCATCACTGAGCGCGTCGGTCACTGGTATTGCGACCACAGCGTCCTGATGGTGCCCTGGCACGGCTCGAAAGATGCGCTGCGGGCAACGATCAAGGAGATCCTTGACGCCTGGGTGGGCACGGTCAATCCCGCAGATGTCGACCTGATCATCCACGTCGGGATCGAC